CTGGTAGTGATGATAAGGTTGAGCTTGTTGTTGGTCTTGATCTTCGTAAGAGAGACAGCTTTATTATGCCAGTTCGTCAAGAAGTTCAAATCTTCGAAGACGATACTCTTCATCGTCAGAAGAGAGCCGGTTTCTACGGCTGGGCAGAGCAAGGATTCGCAGTTCTAGATAATAGACGTGTATTGTTAGGTGCCCTATAATATTATAGGATATCTAATAATTAGATACATAATAAGAAGAGCTACCTTGACTGGTGGCTCTTTTTATTTTACTATAGAAGGAGTTTATGGTTGGGCCGATCTCTCTTATAAGAAAGCAAATACAATGATTGATTCGGAATTAACAAAAGAAAAAAACGGATATAAACCAGAGGATTTGTCTATTGGTTCTTCTAGAAATGTTTATGTGAAATGTGACTACTGTAATGACTATACTATTAAGGCATATAAGTCCTATATAAAACAAAGAGATCCTGTAGCTAAAGATTCTTGTGGTAAACTGGAATGTAAATATAAAAAAAGAGAAGATATTAGTTTAGCAAAGCACGGGGTCAAGAATTCGGCACAGAGACAGCAAGTAAGAGATAAAATTAGAGATACTAATATGGATAGATTACAATCTAATGATTTCAAACAACAAATCAAAAAAACTAATTTAGAAAGATATGGGAATGAAAATCCTATGCTGGTACAATCTATTGTAGACAAACAGAAGCAAACCCTGATGGATAGATACGGAGTAGATAATATTATGAAATATTCTAATGTCGCAAAAGAAGCAGCAAAAAAAATGAAAAAAACCAAAATTAACAAAGGTATTATAATAACTTATGACGGTAAAACACGACCAGAAATTGCAACAGAAATAGGTTTTTCTAGATCTCATTTTGGTAAACTAGTCACCCAATATGGAATAGAAGAAGCTTTACAAATGGAACCCTCTAAAACTAAGCTAGAACAAATCTTTGAATCTTTTTTGCAAGAAGAAAAATTTAATTATTTTTGCCAATTTAGACTAGAAACAAAAATTGCTGATTTTAAAATTGATAATCTATTAATAGAATGTGATGGATTATACTGGCATAGTGATGCGGCTAAGATGGATCCAAATTATCATGTTAATAAAAAAGAAACTTATGATAATGCTGGATATGATAGTTTATTTTTTAGAGAGGACGAAATAAGAGACAAATTTGATATTGTTAAAAGCGTTGTGTTGAATAAACTAAATAAGAGTTACAGAATATTTGCACGACACTGTAAACTAGATAAAATCGACGATAAAAGCTCTGATAGCTTTTTTGAGACTAATCATTTGATGGGTAAGGGTCGAGGAGCCACATATATTTTGACATTTAAGGATGAAATTGTAGCAGCATTAAGACTCAAAAGAGTAAAAAATAATGATTATGAGATTAGCCGGTTTTGTAACAAGAAATTTAATAGTGTTGTTGGTTCTTTTAGCAAACTATTAAAAGCTGCTCAGCAAGATAAAAAACCCGACAGTATTATGACGTTTATAGATAGAAGATATGGTAAGGGATCATATCTAAAAAATTTAGGATTTGATTATGTTCATACTTATCCTAGCTTTAGATGGACTGATGGATTTATTACTTTTCATAGGCTAAAATTCCCTGGTAATAGTGGCTATGATAACAATCTATTTAAAATATATGATTGTGGCCAGGCCAAATGGATGTTAAAAGTATAAGAGTATTAGGTGTATTGATAAGTATCATACTCTATTTTTGATATTAGCCAAATTATCTATAGGAATTCAAAATGGCATCTAGTAAAAAGTACGATTTTCCAATTGAGCAAGGAACTTCTTTTAGGATGTCATTAACCTATAAAGATAGTAATAACGCTATTATTGATTTAACTGGTTATTGTGCCAGATTAATATTAACTACTAATAAAAATGAGACTAAAACCTTTACTACTTTAAATAATGATTATAGTGAATATAAATTTACTATCGACGGCCCTAATGGCGTAATAACACTATTATTACCAGCAACTACAACTAATAATTTTGATTTTAAATTGGCTAAATATGATTTAGAGATTCAAAGTAATGATGATCTTTATATTGGTGGTGGTAAAAATACATATAGAATATTATACGGATTAATTAGTATAGTTCCACGATATTCACAAAATGAACAAATTTTGAATTGTAGCCCATGACAAATAATATAAATGTTCAAATAATTGAACCGCCGCTAAATAATCTGATCATAGAAACTCAAGTAGGTTCTGAGCCTATTAATGTGAGTGTGGTTTCTTATAGTGGAACCAATATTAGTATCATTCACGACCTTCCTGTTTTACCATCGAATATTAATGATAATATAGCTAGTTTATTAGTAGCAGGTAGTGGCATATCTTTAAACTATAATTCTCAGATTCCTTCTTTAATTATTTCAAGTAGCGGTGGAGCTACTTTATCAACCGAACAAGTACAAGATATTGTAGGATCTTTTATCAGCGGGGTGTCGTATATATCTGTAAATTATGACGATAATAATAATTTATTATATATATCCGCTACTGGTTTGCAACCTAGTGGTAATTATGCATTTGCTAATCACAATCATACTTCTAATCAGATAACAGACTTTAATAGTAGCGTCAGCGGTCTACTACCAGTTAAAAATATTAGTTCTGGTAGTGGAATAAATGTAACTAATAATAATGGTGATTTTATTATTGCTGTTACCGGAACTTTTGGATTAACCAGTGAAGAAGTTGACGATAGAGTAAGTAATCTCTTAGTTGGTGGATCAAATATAGTATTAAATTATAATGATTTTTCTAATCAGCTTACTATCAGTACTAGCGGACTACAGCCTAGCGGTAATTATAGTGTCGTTGGACACAATCATATTATTTCAGATGTATCTGGTTTACAATTAGCGCTAGATTCTAAACAACCGAGCGGTATTTATGCTAGCGGGATTCATAGTCATACAACTTCTGATATTACTAATTTTAGCACTAGCGTAAGTGGTTTATTACCAAGTATTAGTGGATCTGGATATGTATCTTCTAATTTCTCTAATAACACTTATATTATTAGCGTTAGTGGACTACAACCATCAGGCAACTATAGTATAATTGGACACTCTCATTCTGCTAGTGAAATTACAAACTTTAGTAGTGAAGTAAATAGTTTAGTTAGCGGAATCTACGCCCCACTAAATAGTCCTAATTTTTCTGGTATTCCAACAGTACCAACAGCATCTAGTGGTACGAATAACACTCAAGCGGCTAGTACTGCTTTTGTGCGTAATGAAATTAGTAGTTTAGTTAATTCTGCTCCTAGTACTCTTGATACGTTGAATGAGCTGGCCTCCGCTTTAGGAAACGATCCTAATTTTGCTACTACAATAGCTAGCGGATTAGGTCAAAAGGCAAACTTAGTTCATAATCATACAGTATCTAATATTAGTGATTTTAATAGTTCAGTTAGTGGATTATTACCAGTTAAAAATATTTTAGGAGGAACTAATGTAAGCGTTACAACAAATAGTGGAATTTATACGGTCGCTGTAACTGGTCAACTTGGACTATCTTCTGAAGAGGTTGATGATAGAGTAAACGATTTACTAAAAGCTGGATCTTATATTTCTTTGTCTTATGATGACAATAATAATTTTCTCACAATATCATCTAGCGGATTACAGCCTAGTGGGAATTATAGCTTAGTTGGACATACTCATATCGCTGCTAATATTACGGATTTTAATAGTACAACAAGTGGATTGATTGATTCGTCTCTATCTACATCAATATCTGGTGGAGCAGGAATAGATGTCTCGTATTATAGCAATACTGATACTTTACTTATTAGTACTAGCGGAGTTTCTTTATTAGGACACCAACATACTTATTCTGAAATTACAGACTTTAATACTGGAGTTAGACTTAATAGAATTAATGATTTAACAATTCCTAGTGGCAATGTTTCTTTTAATAATTATCGTTTAACTAATTTAGCAACCCCAACTTCTGGAACAGATGCTGTAAATAAAAATTATATCGACACACTATATTCTTCCTCATCAGGACTAGGCATAGCCTCTTTTAGTAGTAACGATTTTAGTGTTGCTAGTGGTGCGGTAACTATAAAAAATAGCGGAGTAGACAACAATCAATTAGCTTTTAGCTATATAACTCTAGGATCTTCCACTATAAATTTAGGTTCTAGTATAACTAATGTTCATGGGCTGATTTTAGATGGAGGAACCCCATGATATTTAAAACTCTATCTAGAAAAATAAAGAATAATAAAATTTACAGACCCGGTCCAGCCATAGATAAAAATGTGATCAATAATCATATTAATAATTCCTTCATTAGTAGACTAACAGGGAAAAATCCAACAACGGATAGAAAAATATATGCTTCTCGAAATCCTTATGGTGGACCAAGCGGATTTCCCAGAAGTTCTTCGTGTTGGCTTAACGGAGTGTCCAATATAAGCTGTTTTAGCCCCGCTCAATTGAGCGGAGCAAATTGGATGGTTGGAGCCGGAACACTTATTAGTCCACGACATATCCTATTAGCTAAGCATTTTTTTATAGCTTTAATTAGTGGAGGAACTCCTATACTTTTTGTTGATGATGATAGTAATATTGTTACTCGAAAAATAATAAAATATGAATTTGATCCTTTTGCTGATATAGCTATAGGTTTATTAGATAGTGATATGCCGTCTAATATTAAATTTGCTAAAGTATTACCATTAAATTACAGTACATATATGTCATTATCGGAAACTACTCCTGTATACGGATTAGCTCTTGATGCGGAAGAGAAGGCTATTCCTAAAAGGGTTGACGGCTTAGAGGGTAGAAATTATGATAAAGGAGATGGTAGTCCATTGATACCAATTCCTAATATTTTATTTAATAATTTAAGTAGTAATGATCAATTTTTTAGTTTTACAGAAACACTGGTGGCGGGAGATAGTGGTAATCCTGGATTTTTAATTATTGATAATGAATTAGTAGTGCTAACAGCATTTTGGTTTAGTACTTCTGGTCCTTTTATTAGCATTAGATATAATGATGTCAACACTTTTATGAATAAATTGGGTGGTGGCTATAATTTAACCCCTATAGATCTTGAATATGTTTATAATAAATATAAGTAGGAATTATTATGCCAGCTAATAACATATTTCAAATACGACGCGGAACATCAAGTCAATGGAACTCTGCTAATCCGGTATTAGCTAGTGGTGAACCAGGATACGATCTTACAAATAATATATATAAAATAGGAGATGGAACTAGTAATTGGAATAACTTAAAATCAATTTTAGATATTACTGGAAATGCTAATATCAGCGGAGTGTTGAGTGCTATTAGTGGTAATTTTAATAGTAATCTTTATATTAATAATATTCCAGTAAGCGTTAGCGGACACAATCATTTATCAAGTAATATAACAGATTTCAATAGTAGCGTAAGTGGATTATTGCCATCGGTTACAGGAACAGGATATCTAAATACTTTATTCAATAATAATACTTATTCTATTAGTGTTAGCGGATTACAACCAAGCGGAAACTATAGTTTAGATGGTCACGATCATATTATAGCAGATGTGAGTGGTTTGCAAACTGTTTTGGACAACAAACAGCCTAGCGGAATATATGCCAGTGGAATTCATTCTCATGTTAGTAATGACATAACGGATTTTGCTATTTCTGTAAGCGGATTGTTGCCAGTTAAAGATATAGTGGCTGGCAGTGGAATATCCGTATCGTCAATTAGTGGAATTTATACTATTAACTCTACAATTAATAGTGTACAAGAAGCTATTTCTGCGACCTCTATTATTACAACCGTTTTTAATAAAACAGGTTCTACTATTCCTAAAATGAGTGTTGTTTATATTAATGGTGGTCAAGGTGATCAGCCTACTGTATCTTTGGCTATTGCTAACGGCGAAAGTGCTAGTAGTAAAACTTATGGAGTAACACAAGAAGCTATAAGCGATATGAGTCTCGGTAAAGTTGTTGTGTTGGGAGCTTTAACAGGTTTAGATACTGACCAATTTAATCCAACAAGTCCTCATGGTAATATTAATGGTACTACATTGTGGTTAAGTCCTACAGTTTCTGGAGGTCTTACTACAACAAAGCCTTATGCTCCAAATCATATGGTAGCAGTAGGCACTGTTGTTAGAACTCATCAAAACGAGGGAGTTATAGAAGTAAGAATTCAAAATGGATTTGAACTAGAAGAATTGCATAATGTTGCAACTACTGGAGCTACCAATGGTCAATTTTTACAATACAACACTAGTAGTGGACTATGGATTCCAAGCAGTAGCGGTAATTTTACTAATTTAAACGTTAATGGAACCAGTGTTAGTGTTAGTGGTCATACTCATACTACAACCGATATTAGTAATTTTAATAGTGGCGTAAGCGGCCTGCTACCTGTTACAAATATAGTTGGTGGAACAAATATTAGCGTTGTTCCTAGCGGATCATCTTTCACGGTAAGCGTGAGCGGTAGCTTAGGACTAACTACAGAAGAGGTTGATGATAGAGTTAGCAGTTTATTAGTAGCTGGAACAGGTATAAGTTTAAATTATAATGACAATGCTAATACTTTGACAATATCAACTACAAAAAATACTATACTGTCAGACGTTGTTAGTAGTACTAACTATATTGGTATAGCACCAACCGGAACTTCTACTAGCTCATCTGTCTGGAAAATCAAAAGAACAATTTATAGTACTAGTGGCACCATTAGCAGTACTGGTACTGCAAACAATGTTGCTTGGACAAACAGATTAACGGCTTCATATTCATAAAGGAGAATATAATGAATAGTTCAAATCCAATTACTATTGATGATCAAGTATATAATAAATTAACAGTAAATCTTGCTGTAACTACAAATTATACTTCTAGTGGCGAAAGAGATATGAGCATAGCTATGAGAGTTATTCCAACAAGGATTGATCCAGTTCTTGGTGTTCAAACTGCTGATAGTTCAGCATATACTGTATATAGAGGTAGATTATCTGAACTTCAAAATGAATCTGAACAAAGTTGTGTTTTAGCTATGACACAAGCTCTTCAACAATTTATAAGCAGTAAGGGGTGGTAATATGGCGATTTATTACGCAAGAGCTAACGGAAACGTAAATGGCGCTATTTGGTCCACTACTCCAAGTGGTACTGCTAGTGATTTATTTTCTTCATTTACATCAGCAGATACTCTTATGAGTAATTCGTTTACCGTTACTTTTAATGTTAATACCACCGTGCTAGAAGTTAGAAGTGATAATGCTAATTCTGCTACGGTCGGTGGAAGTTTTGTTTTAAATAATAGTATCACATTAACAGCTAATGTAATAGCTGGATCAACAAGTGTTTGTCTTACATATTCTGGCAATTCGCCAAGTTCTGCCAGTATTGTTGGATCAGTAACTGGTGGATCTGGCACAAGTGCTACTGGTGCAGTTTCACATACCGGTACTGGCACGCTCAATATTACTGGAAATGTTACCGGAGGAACTGGAAATCAGGCAGTAGCCGTTAGAGTTACGGCAGGAGGAGTAGTTAATATTACCGGTAATGTTACTGGTGGCAGTGCTGGTACAACTAACGGAGCTGAAATGGCAACTGCCGCTGGAACAATTAATATTACGGGTATTGTTACTGGAGGATCCAATGGTTCAGCAGCTGGTGCTTCTATTACAACCGCTGGAGCATGTACAATAACAGGTACGGCTATTGGAGGAACCGCCGGTGTAGGAGTGTCGGTTACAGCAGCAGCTACAGTTACGGTTACTAGGGCTAAAGGCAATGGCTTTGGTAATGGTAGCGTTGGATTAAGTGCGGCTGTTGGCGTTAGTAATACATCTCAGGGTAGTGCTACTAGAGTATATGAAATTGAATATGGCGATTTAGGACAATCTCCAACCGCTGGTCCAATTATACTTGTAAATGATACCAGCAATGTTGCTTTATTCTATCGTACTTCGGGTGGTAAAAAAACTTTAATAGATAGTTCCGCTTCGGCTGGTCATCCAGCAGTTACTAATGTGCGTAGTGGAATATCATATGCTAATGGCAACCTAACAGGAACATGTGCTGTTCCAGCGGCTGGGAGTGTTGCTTTAGGAGTTGCTGTTGATAATACTACCGGCACAGCAATTTTAACACAAGCTAATGTCGAAACTGCTTTAGGATCATTCGCTTCTGGAAGACTAAGCAACTGTGCTACTATTGCTACTGTTGGCCAACAACTGTCTGATGCTTTGAGTGGGTAATAGTGTATATATTAATATAACTTATAGAAAGGCCAAAATATGAGCTGGCAAAATGAACTAACTATTATTACTCGAACATTAATTAATGATCTTAATGAACCATATGAATATAGCGACGCTAGAATTCAACAGGTTCTGACTGTGGCTGGTAAATACGTGCAATTTGACGTTAATCTCGATCATCCGTATACAATTGATGTTGTTAACAATAATATTAGTCCTGATCCTACACTAGATAATGATAGTATTTTTGTAAGTTTAGTTTGTCTCAAAGCCGCTTGCATTATAGATCAAGGCACCTTTAGAACCAAAGCTGCTTTAGAGGGTATCAGAACGGCCCTAGGACCGGCATCATTAAGTTTCGGAGGCTCTTTGACCGGATGGCAGTCTATTATTGATCACGGGGCTTGCGGATTATATGATGAGCTTACTAGTCATTGGGATGTTAAAAATGCCACGGCATTTGCTGCTGTACTGTCTCCATTCGTTAGTAATAAGTTTGATCCAAGATATTTTAATATTGGTCCATTTAGAAATGTTGGAAATAATGACTTTTATTCATGAGATAATATATGAGCTATCCTAATTTTGGTAATTTACAAAGCGTATATAATTCTATGATTAGCAAAATTTTAGCTAATGATGGATTAACAACAAAGTGTCGCTTGAATTTTGGAGTTACAAAAAAGAATACATGTCCTAACTGTATATATGATCCAGCATTAAAAAAATCATCTAATAAATATAAAAATGGTGGACCAGTACCTTTTACTTTAGGAAAATTATGTCCTTATTGTAACGGAATAGGATATTACGGCGAAGAAAAAACAGAAGAGATTTATTTAGCAGTAATATCTGATCATAAAAAATGGATTAATCCACCAACCAATGTTGCTATACCACACAATATGATTCAAACTATTTGTAGCATTGATCTTCTATATAGTATTAAAAAATGCAAAGATCTTACAGTTATTTTATCTGACAATTTAGATAATCCAAAATATACGTTATTTTCAGATCTTACTCCTGTTGGTTTGGGTGATAACAAATTCTTATTTTGTTTTTGGAAAGCGGTATGAAACTATCACTACAATTAGTTGAAAATAGCCAAACTATCCAACAGGAAATATTAAGAGCATTATTACCAGAATGTCAAAAATATATGGATAATGTTATAAATAAATTAAAAAAAGAACTACCGAATATTGTTAGCAATGCTATCACATCAGAGCCAGAATATGGGTCTTTACTTAGCGGTAAATTAAAGTTTGAATTTGGTATTGCTGATGCTGGTTCTAAAATAACTAATATTATTAATCATTGGATTACAAATATAGTTTATGACTACAAACCACCAGTGGTATCAAGTTCGGGTATAAGATCATCTTTTAGTGCAAAACTAATAAGAGCTAATTTTTCAGATATTATTAATACATCTGATGCCATGGTCATAGATTCTAATAGAGGATATGAACTACCATGGTTAGAGTGGTTATTATTAGATGGAACTGCTACTATAGTTCCGCAGTATGAAGTAAGGATTGGTGCTAATTCAAGATCTCGTACAGGATATGCTATTATGGTACCAAGCAAAGATTCATGGAAAGTACCAGATGAATTTTCTGGAACTATTGACAATAACTGGATTACAAGAGCTATATCTAACTCTCAAGAAGAAATACAAAACTTACTAAATAGGATTCTACAAGCATGAGCTGCGATCTTAATAATAAATTTAAAGGCATCGAAAATATATCTGATGAACTATTACTAAATATTTTAGAGTCTAACTTTAAGATGTTTTTAGACTGGGGATTTCTTAATATAGGAGCTTGGTTTGATGCTACAATCAGTAATAGTGGTAATATATATGGCTCTTCAAATCCATATTCTACATTATTATTATCTGATGATCCTTCTTATGACAGTGGACAAGTTTGGCAAGGAATAAGAAAAGATTGGGTGTGGGAAAATACTGCCTGTTACGCTAGTGGAAACCCTATAAGCATTAGCGGCGTTTATATAGACAATACTTTTGTTCCCTATAGTGGTAATTTTACGGTCAATTATCCTTTGGGTAGAATAGTATTTGATGATGCTATTGACACAGATAGTTCGGTGAAACTGAATCATAGTTATAGATATGTACAAACTTATAGAGCTAATGATGCGCCCTGGTTGTCCTCTTTACAATACTGGTCATTTAGGAATAATAATCCTGATGTATCTCAAGTGGCTGAAGGAGAATGGTCTATGGGAGGAAACCACAGAATTCAACTACCAGCTATTGTTATAGAATCTATACCTCGTTCACGATCAAGACCATATGAAATAGGCAATACTTTACTATGGATAGAACAAGATATTGGTTTTTATGTATTTGCGGAAACTAAAAATGATAGAAATAAAATATTGGACATTATTAGACTGCAACAAGATTTAACTCTTCAATTATTTGATACTAATAAGTTATCTCAAGACGATAATTATCCATTAAATTATAATGGTGATTTAAAAAATAACCCTTTAATGTATCCAGATATTGTTAGCCAGTATCCTTGGAGAAAGTGTTCTATTAAAAATGTTAATCTTATTGAACTAGACTCTTTATCTACTAATTTACATCAAGGATTGTGTAGAGCCACAGTAGAGATAATTTCTGGTTGATTTATGAAAATTATGTGTATATTAAGTATAACCTTACAATACACATGCCAACACTCAATTTCTAATGGAGATTAATTATGGCCAATAATCGTATTTATTACGCAATTCAACAGGTTCAACTAGGCCCAGCCGCTGGTTCCATGACTGCTGTTCATGGCTTACAAAGCGTTGGCATTACAACAAATTTTAATCTCGAACAGGTCTTCGAACTTGGTCAACTTGCTATCTACCAAAACGTAGAAGCTGTACCAGATATTGAAGTTACTCTTAATAAGGTATTAGACGGATATCCTTTAATTTATACTCTTGCTACTGAAGAAGGTAGTAGTGTTGGTACTGGTCTTGTTGCTGCTGATGCTAGTATTGCTGGTCGCCAAAATGCTCGTTGTGATATGAAACTCGCTATCTTTGCCGATACTAAGATAGCCTCTAGTGGTAACTCAATTCATGCTGTTACATGTTCAGGTATGTATGTTAGTAGTGTTAGCTATACATTTCCAGTAGATGGTAACTTTACAGAAGACGTAACTCTTGTTGGCAACAATAAGGTTTGGGGTGGTACTGTTACCGGAGCCTTTAATAATTCTGATGAACCACTATCAAATACCGGTGTTGGTCGTAGACAATTCCTTAATATGGCCAACTGCCGTTTTCCAAGTCAAATTCCTGGTATTAGCTCTAGTGGTATTAATAGTCAAATTGGCGGAGGTAGCGGTTATGCTGCACATTTCCAAAATATAACAGTAAGTTGTGATTTTGGTCGTGAGTCTATTAATGAACTTGGTACCTTTGCTCCTTATCATCGCTATGTAACATTCCCAGTAGAAGTTACTAGTGAATTTGAAGTAGTAGCAGTTAGTGGTGATGCTATTAATGCTTCAGAAAGTGGCTACTACACTGGCGATAGCTCATATAATGGTACCTACAGTGTAGCTGGCTCAACTTCAGCATGCCAATCAAGATTTAATCTTTTAGACCAAAGAATTTTCTTAGAAACCTGCGAAGGCACAAGAATTGATCTTGGTAATAAGAATAAGCTTAGTAGCGTTAACTATACTGGTGGCGATACTGGTGGTGGTAATGTTAGTGTAACATACAGTTACATTACATATAATGACTTTAGTGTTGCTCATAGCGGCGGAGATTTCTACGCTTCTCTAACTCCTTGAGCATTCTGAAGTAGTTTAGCATAAGACGATGGAATAAAAAATTTAGGACTATGGATCAATTTAATATTGACTTGTATTTATCCAGAATACTATCTGGATACTATCTATTTGCATATAAAGAAAATCAATACAAACTAATTTATCCTAGTATAAATACTAAATATTCAGCCGAACTATATATTGAAGCTGAATATGAAAAAAATAAGTTTAATAGTTGGTTACAAGAAGAAGAAATTATAGATAGTTTAATTAGTTTAGGATTGTGGACATTTAATGGAGACGAGAATCTTAAAAAAATAGAGGATCAGATAGAAGATATTAAGGTGGATCTTTATAAGAACCACTATAATACTACTAAATTAAAAAGTTTAAGACGACAACTATCTAATACTAAAAATCTTTATAATCACAAGTATAATACTAGACACTCATTTGATCAATATACACTAAAGGGTTATTTGGACTTATTAAAGAATCAATATATACTTGCTCACAGCATATATGACTTAAATGATCAACTAATTTTTCAAGATATTGATAATATAGATTATAATGTGTTAAATAGTATTTCAAATATTATTTATGATAACAGTATTGATACTGGTATGTATCGTAAAATAGCGCGAAGTAATCTTTGGCATAATTATTGGTCATCTAATAACAAATATTTATTTAATAATTCTGTAATTAATTGGACAGATGAACAAAAAATGTTAGTAATGTTTACAAAAATGTATGATAACGCTAGAGAACACTCAGAGTGTCCACCTGATGCTGTATTTAATGATGACGATTTATTTGATGGATGGATGATATCTCAAAGAAGAGAGAATGAAAAACAAAAAAATAAAAATAGAGCATCAAAAATTTTAGATAATAAAAATTTAAAAAATGCTAATGAGGTCTTTTTAGTAGCCGGATCACAAGAAGAAGCACAAAACGTATACGACTTGAATGATGCTTCTAGTCGTCATATTATAAGAGAAAGAACTTCATTAATAAATAATAATAATCAAATACAGGAACAAAATCTTCCGGACGTACAGCGTCAATTAGTAATGCAACGTAATCAACAAAGTATGGGCGCAAGGAAAAAATAAGATGACACCAGAACAAAAATCTATCCTAACTAAAAGATTTCAAACAACGATGATAGGAGCTTTACACGAATTTGAAAAAGCATTTGGACATTTATGGGGAATAGATAAATCTGAAGAACAGTTAACAGAAAACGAGTTAGCTTTTGAAGATCGTTGGATTTTGGTAAGAAATCAAATTTTAAATAATGGAAATCATCAGTTAAGAAAATGCTTAGCCGATTTTGATGCTACAAAATATCATTACAAACTTTATAAAAGAAACACAGAGGAATAATTTATGAAAACAAAAGTTTTTACAGCAAATGTAGATGGTCAGGAAAAAGAGTGCCTAGTTAGAGCCCCGTCAGTACAAGATCAAAAGGAAGCTAGTAAAGTTTATAATCAAGAATTTAGTGACGCAATTAAGGCCAAGGCTATTGTACGAGCTAAAATTGATGATCTTCTAAAAGAACAAGGACTATGGGACGATGCTAAACAAATAAAGCTTGGTGAGCTACAGAGTCAGGTTTTAGAAAAAGAAAGAAAACTGGCTAAAGGTGGTATTCCTCTGTCAGAAGCTCGTCAAGTAGCAGTAGACATGAAAAAGATTAGAGACGATATTAGAGAATTAATATCTGTTAGAACAGCTTTAGATAATCATACTGCTGAAGGTCAAGCTGATAATGCTAGGTTTAATTATTTAGTTTCAGCCTGTACGGTGTATAAAGATAATAACAATAAGGTGTTTATTAATCTAGAAGACTATTTAAGTAAAACTTCTAGTGATGTAGCAATTAAAGCGGCTCAAAATTTGGCTAACATGATTTATGGTTTAGATAATGACTATGAATCAAACTTACCAGAAAACAAGTTTTTGAAACAGTATAATTTTGTTGATGATAAACTTAGATTCATTAATAAAGAAGGTAAGCTGGTAGATAGCGAAGGAAGACTGGTTGATGAAAATGGTAGATATGTTGATAAAGACGGTAATTTTGTAGATAAGTATGGTTATAGGGTTAATGATGAAGGAGATTATGTTGTTGATCAGCAACCTTTCTTGGACGATAATGGACAACCTATTATACAAGGTGTTTCTAAGGATGAAAAACCCAAAACCACAGAAACAAAAGAAGAACCACCCAAAACAGAATAGTGCTATTCTTAATTTTTTAAATATAAACTTATCCTCATTGGATTGCTCCTTTGGGGATATTTTTATTTATGGAGTTAATTAATGTCGTCAGCATTCAACCTTACTGCACAAATTAATTTACGCGGCCCAGCAAACATTAGAACCGTTGTTGCGGACATTAGACGACAACTTGGTACTGTTACTGTTGATATTAATCCTCAGATAAACGCTAATGCTGCTAGAAATATTACTCAACTATCTGTTAATTTAAGAAATTTAAATGCGACCTTAGATGCTACCGTAATATCTGCTCGCAATGCTTCTAGAGCCATAACTAATTTGGGTACTGCTATCAATAATATTGGTGGTCGTAATGTACAACAAAATATGGCAGCTGTTACTGCTACTACTCAAAACCTAACCAGAAATCTAACATCTGTTAATAGAGGTGCTCAATTAGCATCTACACAAATGGAAGAATTTGGACGACAAAGTGCTTTGGCTATTAGACGTTTTGCGGCTTTTAGCATAGTAACTTCTGCTGTATACTCTTTTATTAATGCTTTATCTAAAGGAGTGGATGAATTTATTAAATTTGATAAAGAATTTGTAAGACTACAACAAGTTACTGGAGAAAGCGCCAAAGGATTACAGTCATTAGCTAGTGAAATTAGTAGATTATCTACTCAATATGGTGTAGCATCAAACGCATTAACTCAAGTATCTGTTACACTAGCACAGGCTGGTCTTACAGCAGGAGATACCAAAAGAGCATTAGAAGCTTTAGCTCAAAGTGCATTAAGTCCATCATTTGACGATATGAACGAGACTGTAGAAGGTAGTATTGCTTTAATGAGACAGTTCGGTATAAGCGCTACTGACCTAGGTAAGTCATTAGGTTCAGTTAGTGCTGTTTCCGCACAGTTCGCAGTAGAAGCTAGTGATATTATCACCGCTATTCAGCGCACCGGCGGTGTGTTTGCAACTGCCAGTAAAGGAGTGTCTCAGGGCGCTGATGCTCTTAATGAATTTATAGCACTATTTACTAGTGTAAGACAAACAACTCGTGAAAGTGCTGAAACTATTGCTACTGGTTTAAGAACTATTTTTACTAGAATTCAAAGAGGCGGTACAATAGATGCATTAAAAGAATTTGGTGTTACTCTAACTGATCTAGAAGGTAAGTTCGTTGGACCGTTCGAAGCAATTAAAAGACTTAGCATAGGACTTAAAGAACTAGATCCTAGAGACTTAAGATTCTCCGCTATAGTAGAAGAACTAGGTGGTTTTAGACAAATTGGTAAAGTTATTCCATTAATTCAACAATTCACAGTTGCTCAACAAGCACTAAAAGTAGCACAACAGGGTCAGGATATTTTAGCTAAAGATGCGGCTACCGCACAACTATCATTAGCAAATCAAATAGCCAAAGTTAGAGAAGAATTTTTAGCATTAGTGCGTTCCATAGGTGAAAGCGATAGTTTTAGAAGTTTCGTCGGATTGTCATTACAATTGGCTAGCGCTCTTATCAGAGTAGCAGATGCCGCTAAAGATGTATTGCCAGCTATTGCTGCTATTAGTACTATCAAAGGCATTTCAGCACTAACCCAATTTGGTGCTGGTTTTACTAGAGGACTAACCAGACCCCGTGGATTTGCTACGGGTGGTTATGTGCCAGGAAGCGGCAATAGAGATACTGTTCCGGCAATGTTAACTCCTGGTGAGTTTGTAATTCGTAAAAAAGCAGTAGAGACTATTGGGGCAGATAAGCTCCATGCTATGAATAAATATGCTGGAGGTGGTAGTGTACAAAAATTTGCTGGTGGCAGATTGGTTATGCCAAAAGGCAGAGGAACTTCCGGTGCTCGTGGCAGTAGAAGCAGATTCAAGGATCTAACAGAAGAAGAATTAGCTCAACTTAGCACAGATGATCTTATTAAATATGCCAAGGCTCAAGCTCGTGACATATTTTCTGCCGGTGGAGCTGGTATTGCTACAAGCAGCAAATTCATACCAGTACCAAAAGATAGGATAACACCAGAATTAGAATCTAGCTTAACAACATACTTAGGACAAAAGGGTTTTTGGAAAGAGATAGTTAGTCCTTTTGGTAAACCAAACAAAATGGCAGCTAAAGCTCAAGGTAAACTTTCTAGAGAAGAAGCGTTAAAAAAACAACAATCGAGACTATCAGATGAGGTTGCTGCACGAGCACAACAATGGACAAGTATTAGAAGCGGTTCATCTATAGATAATTATTTATTAAGTTCATTACAGGAACCTATTCTTTCTGACTATAGGACTGTCAGAGGTGGTGGGTCTTTATCCAAACCATTTTATAATACAAGATTAAGACAATCTGTAAATAAAGCACTGGAAAATTATGATGATTTTGATTATAGCTCAGCCAATATAGATAAACTAGTGAGCAATTTCGCTGCTAAAAAATTTGCTAGTGGTGGTTTAGTACAGAAATTTACTAACGCTGGTAAAGTACGCAGTCCAAAAATAGGATCTGATATTAGTCAACTTATTACTAGATATGCATATAGTCCAGAAATGATGGCTTCAAAAAATATACAAGAAGCTTTGCTCGGTCTTGTATCAAAAAAGAAGAGAGGAGCAATTGGCAATAGCGAGATAGCTAGCACTATAGCTGCTCGTATTAAAGATCAGTCTATAACACCTAATTTGGTTAGTGAAATTTTAGGATCTAGAGTTAGAAAACTTGGACAAACTACAGATAAATTAGAAATACAAGGATTATCTTTAAGAGGACCAACACCCAAAGAAGAGAATGTTTCTAAAACTATTTCTGGTAAACAAGTATCCATTACAAGAAAAGTAGTTTCACAAAGTATAGCAGATAAATTTGAAAAAATAGCTAATGCAAAAATACAGTCTTTGATATCAGAACTATCAGGTTTATTGGATGCTGAGATGAAAGCTGCTGGAATAAAATCTTCTATTGGCAATAAAGCTCAAAGAGACGCAATGCTCAAATCAGCTATGAGTACAAATGTTGGCAATCTCATGGGAGATCTTTTTGAAAGAACACTTATAGCAAGCGGCGCTACAGTAGGACCAACGGGTAAAGGAGAAAGAAGACCAATAGACTTAGCAAGTCTTGGTCCTGTAGGAGAATTATTCGGACTAGATCCAACTAAACCAACTGAAATTAAACGATCAATGGCAAAACTTGGTCTAGGCAAAAAGGGTTTAAGAGGTCAAATTAGTAGATATATTAAAATGGAAGGATTAGCTCAAGGAGGTTCGATACAAGACACAGTACCCGCCCTACTTACTCCAGGCGAATTTGTTATTAATAAAAAAGCTGCTAGTCGTATAGGAGCATCCAGATTACATAATTTAAATAGAGCAGATAAAATTCAAGGATTTAATAAGGGCGGTGCGGTTGGTCATGTACAAAAGTTTGCTAGTGGTAGAACTGTGAACCCTGGAGATTTTGAAGCCAGAGTTCAAAGAATATTGATGATGTTAGAACAATTTGAAAAGAATATCTATGAAGGATCACGGACGGCAGGACAAACTGCTAGTAAAGCAAAAGAAGCCGCCAGAATAGCTGCCAGTTATAGACTTTCATCTTTAGAAGATAGTGCTGAAAGTAGAGAAGCTAGACTAAGATACGCTCAACGCGGACTACCACAACAAACCACATTTAGAGATAGGGCCCTAGGTGGTCTTGGTGGAGTCATCCAAGGAATAGGTGGATCTGCCTTGAGCATGATGGGTTTAGGTCGTTTTTCAACAGCTGGTCGTAGAGCTGCTGCCGTAACTGCTAGCGGCGGGATGGCCGAAGGAGCCGGCGCAGCAATGGGTGGAGGTATGGGTGGTATGGGCGGTATGTTACCTTATATGTTGCCAGTAGTTGGCGGATTAGCAGTTGATAGCTTATCTCAAAGATACGGAGGAGAAACCACAGAAGCTGGTCGTAATATTAGCAATATTGGATCTTCTGTTCTTAACTATGGTTCAACAGGAGCTATGTTGGGCAGTATTCTTGGACCGTGGGGTACCGCCGCTGGAGCAGCGGCTGGTGCAGCATATGGCCTTTATGAAGGGTTGAACAAAGCTAAAGAAGCTTCATTAGAATATTCTGAAAAAATACAAGCTGGTAATGTTGAAAGAGTTGTTTCTGAGAATTCGGCAGCTATAGGTTCTTTTGCATCTGATCCGACACTAAAAAATAGGGCCGCAGCACTAAAAGCATTAGAAAAGATATCGGCTGAAGAAGATAAAATTAATGTGGTAAGATCAAAAACAGACACTAATTCTAGTTTTGCTCAAAGAGTAACAGCTTCTCAGCAATCAGGAGCAAATGCAGCAGTTCAGTTTTTAAACGCCGAAATAGTCAGAACAGGCAAAACATACGGTGAATTAGCTTCTTCCTTAGACCCTTCTATTGTTAAAAATATTATAGAAGCAGATCAAACATACTTTAAGACTAGAGCAGAATTTAATCAGCGTATCGAAGAACAAAAAGAAGCAGGATTTCCAGCCAGCAGCATAGCTGCTTTAGAAAAAGAAAAGAACGCAGCCCTTTCCGCCTTAACTAAAGAAATCATTAATAGAGTAACAGCAGAAAGCAGAGCAGCCATAGAAGCTGAAAAAACAGCTAAACAACAAGCTATGTTACAGCAGGCTGTCGAAAGAGTTATGCAAACTTATGCTGATTCTTTTAATGCTTTTGATCAAATTCTTAGTAGTTCTTCAGCTAGTATAGATCAAATTAATCAAAGATTATCTAAAATAGCTAGTGGACTAACAGGATTTTCCGCTACTGCTGGATTAGAAGAAAATCTTAACATATTAAGAAATCCCAAAGCTTTTTCAGAAGAACAAAGAAATACCGCTTTTACTAGCGCATCATCATCTTTCCCAGGAATGGAAAAAACATTTAAACAGATAACGGATTATAGTATTAATGCTGAAAAAGCGGTTAGAGAAAATTTAAAGAAAATAGATGTCTCCAGAATTTCAGGCGGAGAAGGCGCCCTTGAAGAAGAACAGATAAATATTATTCAAGACACTTTTAATAAGCAAATAAATGAAGTATTCAAAGGAGACGAAACGCTTAAAAGAGCAGTTGATAGTATTTTAAAAGATGCAAGAGAAGATGCTAAAAAAGGATTTCTTGATATAGATAAGGTTATTAAACAAATAGTAGAATCCACAGGAGGACAACTAGGAACAACAGTAGAGAATTTACTAATTAAATCTCAAGAAATACTCATAAATACCTTTGATAAGATCAACGCTAGTGCTCAACAAATTGCTCAAATTAATCAAAATATTATTGATAGAAATGCCAACTTTACATCTCAAACAATTAGTAACAGAATGGCTTATAGCGAAGCACTAGGACAACAAATTAGCCCATCAGAAAGACTACGATTAAATCTTGCTCCAAGTGCTCAAAGACTAGGTATCAATTTGGCTCCTGGTCAAACTCTAAATGCTAATATGATAGCTAGTCGTAGAAGCGAGTTAGAACAACAACGAACTGCTAAAGAACAAGAATTAGCTAGATTAATGCCAGAATTTGATAAAAATAAAGAAGCTATAAGTGAACTAAGTAAAGAACTAGCTAAACTTGATATTTCTATTGGTGTTACTACTGATGAGCTAGAAAAATTTGGAAGTATTATTCAATCTGCCATAGATGAAAATATTAGAAAAATAGCAGATAGAGCAAAAGTTTTAGAAGAAGATATAGCATTTAGAAGAGAAGACTATATATCTCAATTAACATCTACTCCAGAACAAAGAATAAATAATGCTACTATTCAAAGACTAACTCAAGATGCTATATCTGGTAGATACAGTATCAATAACTCCCCAGGCGCTAATAAGGCGTATAATGAATTTATGCAACCATATAGACAAGAAATGGCTATGTTAAATTCTATAGGAGCAATATTTAGTCCACAAGCTATGCAAGAAGTTCAAAGAGTAATGGTTGAAGGTCAAAGAGTGGCCCAACAAGCTTTTGCTCAAGAGATTGAACAAATTATCAATAATTTTCAAAGAACCAATAGAGATCCAGAAGATCCTAAACAAAGGGCACAATTAGGTCAATTATTACAAAACTTAGGACAAGCACAAGGTATAGATCCTGCACTAATTAAACAAATCTCAGAAGAAGCTCAAATGAATGCTCAAGATAGAGCAAATGCAGCAAAGGCTGACCAAAAAATTATAGAATTTACTGGAGAACTTAAAAAACTATATGCTGATCAGGCTGCTGCTAATGAAGCTTTAAATAAGGAATCCAATGATAGAATAATTACAATACAGAAGGATGTGGTTGCTCCTACGCTAGAAGCTGTAACAAAAAACACAGACCTTTTAAGCGCAGAAATTAAAAGATTGAGTGAGGCTGTATCAGCCTTAGCAGCCGCTGGAGGAAAACCAATTACACCAACGACTAGGGCTCATGGTGGATTAATATATGCAAATAAAGGTATGTTAGTTAATTATCAAGCAAAAGGGTCCGATACCGTACCAGCCATGTTAACTCCCGGAGAATTTGTTGTTAATAAGGATGCTACACAGAAAAATTTAGGTTTATTAAAAGCTATTAATGGAGGAGCCACTCCTTATAGCAAAGGCGGTATAGTTTATGCTGTCGATGGTGGACAAATAATAGCTGCATATAATCAGGCGGTTGCCGAGTGGGAAGCTCAATGGAATGATCCTAGTATTCCTCCCGGACCAAGAAGAAAAGAACTATGGGCAAATAAACCAGGAGAATTCTCAGCATGGTTAAATAAACAACCTTATTCGTCATCAGAAAAAGATAACGCTAGATTTGTTAAAGCTGGTCGTAGAGAAAGAGCTATAAGACAAGAAACACAAGCTCAACAACAAGCAGCACAAAAACAAAAAGATTATGATGCTAGTATAAGACAAGAAGTAATAGATACACAAAATGAATACGAACAACTAAAAGCCCAGGATGATAATGGAACACTCAGGCCACAAGACTCTAGAAGATATGCTAGACTAGCCTTAATAAGAGGAGTTACTCCAGGAAATATAGGAGGTGGAGGAGTTGCTTTTGCTGAAAGACAACTAAGAGAGGAAAGACTCTTACAAAGAGAAGGTGTTAGCGAAGGAGAACTACCTTCTGTAGTAGCAAAGATGGATGCTCAAAGAAGAGCAGAGTTTAGAAATAATCTAGCACAAGAAAGACAAACACCGTTTTATGATAAAGTGGCTGACGAATTGGTTAATTTAGCAGATAATAGCTCTATTCCTGGTGCTAGTTTATTTGCAAGAGCTGCGACACTTTTAGCTGATCCAACAAATTTTGTTCCTGCGGGTGCTGGTTTTGGTACCGGTAAAGGAGCAGTTTCATTAGCTCGTCGTATCCGACCACGAAGCGTTGTTAGTCGCTCGACGAGAAGTATTACTACCGTCCCTAGTCCTGTATTAAGATCATCAAATGATCTAACGGCAATAGCTGATAGGAATGGAACAAGAGTTTTGCTCGATGCTCAGGGTCGTACCAGAAGAATACTTTCATATTCTGATCGTAATGCTTCTAGTGTTGTGAAACCAGTATCTCAAAAACCGTCAGAAGGAATTTTGGGAACAACTAGAGATCTAGACAATATACTAGAAAACAGCCCTAAACCTAGATCTAGCCGCATAGATTTGAAAAAAGGTATACAACGAGATCCAGAAGCATTTGCAAGATCATCAAATAAAGAGAAAGGAGTCGGAACGGATCAAGCGGCATTGCCATCGGTGCCCAAACCAAAAACTAGATTATTTAATTTTGAGGCTATCGATAATCTTACAGGTAAAAAATTTCAAAATCAAGTTTATGCTACTAGCGAGGCTGAAGCTAGAAATATTATTAGTTCCATAGACAGACATATTAAAATAACCGATATTAAACCGATTTCATCACCAACCCTCAGAGACTCAATGGTTGCTGCTACGGTCGGTTTGGGTTTAGGTGCGGCGGTAGGTGCTAATTATAGATATCCAAATGCATCAGAACCAAAAAGCCAACAAACATCCAGACAAGATGTTAATGTTAAACCAACATCATCGGTACAATCTTCGCCAAAACCAGTGGTTTCTGATAATAATCGTAGTATAAAAAGAGAAGGAGTTCCCACAGTACTAGATCCTTTAACTCCAAAAGAAACATTTGGTAGGTATGATTATTATGCTACCTCAAAAACCAATCCCCATCCACCTGGTACATATGCACATTATCAATGGCGTTTAGCGTATTTAAATCCAAATTATTTCATGTATAATAAAGAACGAGCCTTCTTATTACAAAAAATAAATGAAACTGCTAGTCCTTTTGATCCTGAATATAAGCCAGCAATCGCTATGCAAAACGAAAAAGAGGCTAATCCTATGCCTCAAACAGCGCCAAGTTCACGCAACGACTCTGCTTCCGATACTAGGAAACCAAGAAATGCTAAAGAAGCAAGACAAATGGAAGCTGAAAGATTAGATAAAGCAGGAATAGGATCAGAAACAGTTAATCTTGATCGTAATGCTAAAGAAGCTATGTTTAAAAAACATTTTGAAACTATTAATAAGCAGATCAATATACCTATAGGTAATAGACTAGCATATCTTATTCAAATAGCTAATGATCCACGTTTTATTGGCAATCTTGATATGCCAAAAATGATTAAAGAAATTAATGGCTTAAATAGCTTACTTATTAGTGAAGATATGCTTAAAGCTGCGTATGGTTTATACAGAATACCAGAAATAGTTCCAGATATAGTAGCGGCTCAACAAGAAGTTACAAGAAGAGTAACACTAGCAAGCGTTCTGCTAGGATTGTCAGGATCTCGTAGAGAGTTTTTACAAACCGGTGTCCCAGTCGCCGCACAAAACAGATCAAAGGGTGGATTAATTTATGCTAGTAATGGAATGATGGTTCCTTATGAGCCTAAAGGAACAGACACGGTGCCTGCTATGCTTACACCAGGAGAGTTTGTTGTAAATAGAGAATCAACAAAGAAAAATCTAGGCTTATTAAAAGCTATTAATAAAGCTCGTGGTGGACGGATCTCTATGGAAGAGTTACAAATGCTAACTGGGAGTTCGTTAGCAGGATTTTATGAAATATCTCCAGATGACGAAATGTTTCTGGATGCGTCCGCTATGAGATCAAGACCATGGGCTAGGGGCGGAGAAAAAGAAGCAACAGATCAGTATTACTATATGCAAAAACTTTTTGAGGAATATTGGTCTAAACCTCAAATGAGAAGATATAGAAGTACTCCTCAAGGTCAAGCAGCATATGACAAAATGCGTAAAATTATAGCGTACGGATTAGGATTGGATAATGTAGGTCGGCCAGTTTTCAACAATCCTTGGAGTAAATATGGAGATCCAGCATCACACGCTAAAGATTTAGAAACCATATTCGGTAGATTACCTTCAGGAATGAGTTATTCTTCTTCTACTAATGCTGCTGGTGGTAATACATTAATGAATCAGTGGAGAAGTAATGGGGGAGTAATTTATGCTAGTCAAGGTCAACTAGTCAATTATCAACCAAGAGGTAGCGATACTGTTCCAGCTATGCTTACTCCTGGAGAATTTGTGGTTAATAAAGAGTCAACACAAAAAAATCTAGGTTTATTAACCGCTATTAATAAGAGTCGTGGTGGCGTAATCTATGCTAGAGATGGAGTAGAAGTTGGCGCTAGTAGTAATTCGTCTTATGGAAGTATGGGTGCTACTACCGTTAATTTTAGCATTCCACAAGATATTAAAGATCAGCTATCATCGTTAACTATGATTAAACTAGATCCCGCGGCGATAACATCTCTTAATTCGTTCAAAACAGACTTTAGTAATATAGTACAAAGATTAAATAGTCTTAATATTAATATTCCAGCAAAAATTGAAATGGTTGGAATTCATCAAGTTAATGTTACCATAGATGCTCCTGCTCTAGAAAACATGATTCCTGGTATAGAGAGTATGGTAGCATCATCAGTATCTAGTAAGATGGAACAAATTTGGAATCAAAGCGGTGGTGAACTAGGACCTACTCCAACAATGTACGGATAATATTATGAGTTATAATCCATTAGTTAAATTATACTACTACCCAGACAACAGCTCACCAGAAGAATCGACTAGACTAGTTCCAGCACCACAAATCAGTATTAGTCCAGAAATATATTATGCAAATAATATAGCAATAGGATATACTTTTAATGTAACTTTGAATGGCTATGCTACCTCTTTAGATCTTAGAAATCCAGTATCTAGTGGCGGTTTTTCAGACACTTTACAATCTATACAAAATATTAAAAATCTTTTTTTTATTAATAATGGCACGTTATTTATTACTAATAATGATAGTGAAATTTTAAAAGGCACAGGAGGAATAGTAAAAAGTATACAGTTTGAAGAATCCGATAATGCTTGGGTTAATTATGCTCCATATACTATAGAACTAGAACTGAACGAATTAAATATTGGAAGCTGTGGTGGCACTACTCCAACTTTTAATTGTGGAACTATTCCTTCCGGAATAGTAGAATCACGAGAATTAGTTGATATGACTAAATATAAAATTAAGTCTTTTGAAGATAGTTGGAGTATAACTTTAGACGAAAATATTTATAGTAGTTATAGCGGTATAGATAATCAGTATTTTAATCTAGAATATAGTGTTAGTGCTGTGGGTAAACATTATTTTAATGATAAAAATTTATTGCCAGCCTGGGAACAAGCTAAAAACTTTTGTCAAGATAGATTAATCAAACAAATTAACAATTTAACGGATAGTTGTTTAGATAAAACCCCATCAGAAGGATGTGATGGAAAAACCTTATCTGATGCTTTCACAACATCGGAAGGAATATTATCTGAAATATCTTTAGATGATAAATACGATATTTTTAATGAAAGTGCTACTGTAGAAGCTTCAGAAGCTGAAGGATCTTTTAAAATAAATTATAAAAGCATAATAAAAAAAAGAGGAATTGTTGAAAATGCTATCCATACTTTTGTAATAACTAAAAAATTATCAGATAATGATAATGGAAAAATTATTTCGTATAATGTTACTGGTTCAGTACAAGGTTTAATTCCTGGTGGTTTAATAAGGCAAGAAAGTAATCTAAAACTACCATCCTTTGGAACAGTAATAGAAAGTGCTGATTTTCAAGGAAATTCTAAATATGATAATGCCTATAATTATTATAAAAGTAATGTAGGAGATAATAAAACTTTACTAGTAGATTTTGTTAGAGATAAAATTAATAATAATGATATTAATATCACATACGCAGGATTAGGAATATCAGGATGTTCTGATCCTACTACAGTTCCAGACAGATGCACATCTTTTTCTTTAACGCATGACAATATCAAAGGGACTATATCTTATGAAGCCGAATATGATGGATCTAAAATATTAAGTTTAATAGATAAAATTCCTATAAAAACATATAGCTTATCCATAGAAGAACCATTACCTATGATGGCAGAATTTATAATTCCTGGAAGAAGCGGTGGTCCGGTGATACAATTGCTAGATATTGAAACCCCACGCAAATACACATTATCAGTAGAAGGATTAGAGGCACCAAACTTGTGCAACACAACGAATATAAGTTCTTTGGTTTCCGGCGCCTGTAATGGAGACTATACTATTGATAGTGTTGGTATTCCTAATATAGACTTAGGCACTGTTTTCTTAATAGAAGAAAAATACAAAAAAGGATTTAATGGTACTTATACTCTTAATAGGACTTATATAGAATATGAGTAATATTACTTTTACATATGGTGGTGTAACGATAGCGCCAGCACCCAAAATTAATATAAAATCCAATATAATATATGCAAATGATAGCGCTATTGGATATGAGCATGAAGTTACTCTTAACGGACAAGCTATCGATAAAGATGTTTTAACTATCGATAAAGATGTTTTAACATTTGGTGCAACGATATCTAAAGTAGAAGAAATAAGACAAACTTTATCTAAAAATGGATCAGTATTAATAGTGTCTGGCGATGGATCGGATTTAATAAAAGCTTTTGGGGGAGTATTAACAGATCTAAAATTTGATTCTGATAATTCGTTTAGTAAATTTGCTAATTATTCGGCAACTATTATTTTTAATGAATTAAATATACTAGATGATTCTTTTAGTTGTAATTCCTCTCAGCTGTCTAAATATAGTCAGCTTATAGATATTAATAAATATAAGATCAAAGAATTTACTGATAGTTGGACATTTAATTTAGATGATGGAATTTATAATTTAGATACAATAACACAAATTAATAATAGTCAATTAACGGTATCCTATAAGATATCGGCAAAGGGCCTATCTTATTTTACGCAAGATGGCAAGCTTACTCTTCCTTGGCAGCAAGCTAAAAATTTTGTTCAAGATAGATTATTTAGTCAGATAGAAAGTTTTTATAGTAAACATATTCTAAAAATAGACACCGATTCTGCATGTTCAGCTTCTCAAGGTTTATCTAATTTATACTCTAATAATAGTACCCCTTATATTATGGGTCCTATATTATATTCTGTTTATGATGAAACTATTAGCTGTGAAACATCAGAAGCTGAGGGAACTTTTGCTGCTACATATAACGCTATATTAAAATTTGACAACGATGATTCAGATTTTTCCGATAAAGAGGCTATTCATACTTTTACTAAAAAAATTAGTACTAGCTATGAGGGAAACAAGGATATTATTTCTGTTTCAATAGAAGGTACTATTCAAGGACTAAATTTATCTCAAAATTTAAATTTTGGAGGATTTTCTTTACCTAAAAATGGTAATCTTTTAATAGAAGCAAATAATTTTACAAAATTAACTAACGCAAAAAAAGTTAAAAATAAAATTATTAAAGCTAATGAAGAAGACTTGACCGATAATTTTAAAAATATTTTAGAGATTAGTAGTATTTTATCCTCATTAAATTGTTCCGATCAAATCTACCCCAACTCTTTTAGCTTGACAACAGATCTTTTTTTAGGTACTATAAATTATAGTGCTGAGTATTCTAGTGATAGATTATTAGCATCTGATAGTGAAAATATAGTTATATATAATACAACAATAGATGTTGAAAAACCCAGACCCGTATACGCAGAATTACCTATACCCGGAGGTAATTATATCATCCAGGACCTATCTACTGTTACCAATCAGAAAATTAATATTAGCGTTAATGGCAGATTGAAATATGACAAATGCACACAACCATCCTTAACAGATATAAAGGGCATTATAGACGAATTCACCTTCCCTACGCCAGAATCATCGAGTTTTGTACTAACAAATAAAAATTTATCATATAATTTTCCTAATCATAGTTTTACTATGAATGTTTCATATTTATGTAAAAGCGGGTGTCCGATATGACCACAGTATTACAACCAGCGATGGATGGACTACCCATACATTTTATGGGAGGAACAGTAATATCTTTTAATGCTTCTATAGGATTTGGTTCTCAACAAGAGAGCAGTTTAACAATTCAATTAATCGAAGATTGTGAAGCTCCAACTTCTGGTGGATGTGTTGAAAATCAAACTATTAATACTTCTGGTATTATAGGTAGTCCACAATACTTTACTGCTGGTAATTTTACTTTTGGTGGTATAGTTACTTCATGGAATAAAACTAGAAATATGAGTGGTGAAATATATACTATTAAATTAACTGATCCTAGACAACTTTTAGAAAATGTAACTATTATTACTGATAGTATTAGAGCAGCTACAGAACCCTACAGAACTAGTCGTGGTGGTAGTGTTAATTTTTGGGATAATGAAACAGTATACGGTCCCAATTATTATAATGTATTTGCGTGGTATGAAGATAGGTTTACAATCACAAATGGCGTAGGGAGTAGATGCTCTGCTTTTGGTGATTCTGGAAATATTGATGGTCAAGGTATGCCTTATGCTAGAGTAAAACATGCTTTAACACCAAGGGCCGTGAGCACAGGAACTATTACTACTCTCGGCCGTCCTCCTATTGGTCCGCTTGGTATTTTTCCATACAGTATGTTTAATTCCGATAGTTATATTGGAACACCTATAAAATCTGCTAGTGATAGTATTAATACTTATGATTTTGAGGTTGATCTGAGCACACTACCAGAGGTTCCAGACTATTACAGGATTCCTGGTCCAACCACCACCATACTACAAATGGCTCAGGATGTTTGTGATGTTACAGCTAAGGATTTTTATGTATATATGGAACAAGTAAAAAAAAATGGTGCTATGAAAAATATTATTAAATTTGGATTAGTAGATTTGAATAGTAATCCATCTAGTTTTGATACTATAGTTAGCAGCTTTAGTGGTCAAGCACTAGACTTGTCTTTTGGAGAAGAATTTAGAAGCGATATTACTCGCAGCATATTAATAGGAGATAATATGCATACATTAACTTATGCTAATGAGTTTTTACCATTCTTCGGAGAAGATACTGATCCAGCATCATTAAAAAAACGGCCAGTAATAGCTTTTAAATTTGATTATAATGGGTTTTGGATTGCTAAAAATGTGGATGACCTAAACCTTAAACTATATAATCCGTTTTTTGTAAATGGTGGTCTTTATTCTATTCATGAGTTGGATATAAGATGTGCAATGGCCTCCTTTAAGGCTTGGTTTTTTAGAACTTTTACAGGACCATCCCAACAATATCCATATAATGGTACACCAGGAACATTTAATGCTGCTATAAGAGATCGATTTTCTAGCTGTGTGATTAATAATCCCGAATGGATCAGAAATAGATTGGTTGATTCTGATGCTAATTTGGGTATTATTCAAGCTTCGTTATATAAAAGTGCTCAAGATTTATTTCAAAACCCCAAATCATTTTCTGCCGCTAGTAATAGACCAGATAATTTAATTGATTTAGAAAAAATACACTCTTGGTTAGCAGATTTAGGAAATACCTATTATGGTAAGCAATACATTACTCCAGTTCAGTCTAGACTATGCTATAGAAAAGTTACCGATGGCTCCACCGTCTTTACTAAAGAACCCACTAATGCTGGAGCTTGGGTTGATCCTGGTAGCACAATATTAGACTTATATGATCCAGAATTAGACACTTTTAGAACAGAAGATGGTCGAATTAGATGTTTTGCTGTTTTTAAAACAGATGGAGAGGTAGCTAATGCTGGAGCGCCTGGAGAAATATAATTATGGTTCAAGTATTAAATTGCGGTAATTTAGATATTAGTCAAATTAGCGAAGAAGCAGTAGCTATGGGTCAATCAGCATGGATAGCTGCTGATGTAGATGAAAAAATATATACATTTTCAAAAAATTATAATGACCCAGATGAACCATTATACGCATATATAGTTATTAAGTTCTCATCTCCTTGCTTAGCTACTATTTGTGATGATTCTAGCACAAAAGGTTTACAGTGGGCACTGTCTACACAAGAAGTATTATATGACAACTTAGAAGACTTTAGGGATTTTGCTATAGATAGTACCGAGGAATATACAGATACAGTAAATGACGCTTTAGCAAATTTTGGAAAATCATCAGCTGATCAATTTCATTTTAGTCCATCGTGGAAAACTCAAAGAGCTATCCCGTTTCTAGATAACAGAATAGTCAAAGACTTAACTACTCAATCTACTAAAGGCATAGATGCTCATAATCTCAACGATTTTGGTTTTCAATCAGTAGCCGTTAGACCTTTGGGCGCTGTTATTCCATTAAGACATAATTTTGATACTTATGGTCCATGGACTTCTAATAATTTTTGGAATTCTTATGGTGGCATAGACGTTAAAAATGATCCTAGTTTTGCTCCGTGGTTTTTTGGATCTATGCAAGTATTAAATGAAGCTGGAGAAAATATAGTAGAATTTAGTAACAGAGGATTAGTAAAAGCAGAAAGTGGTAGTGTTACTCTTGTTGGGATACCATCTTCTACTCATAATTTACCACGACTAGGGGAAAAATTGTCTAGTGCTGGTCCTAATTTAACATCTGTAAATTTTAGTTTGGGTACCAAAGGAGCAACTACAACCTATGAGTTTAAAACATATACTCCTAAATTTGGTAGACTAACTAAATTATTTTATGATAGATATAAAGAATTACATAAAGCAAGAAATAAACAGTTAAGACTACTTAAAGATTTTCAAAGCAAACAAAATAAACTTTTTAGAAAAATTGCAGCCAGACGATCCAGAGAGAAGATTGATACCGTTAAGTCTGATGCTTTAAGCAATAGTATGCAAAGGGTTATAATAGGATATATGGATGATTGGTATAATCTAGAAGGTGAAACATCAAAAAAGACTGTAGTAGGAATAGCAACATTAGCCAAGACTAGCTTAGAGACTTTCGACGGTTCAAAAGGTATAATGAGTTTAGATGGTATTTTTAGTCCCATAGGACAAGCAGGAGCACCAGTTTCTACACCAGAAGATCCTTCTATTGCTATGACATGGCCAGGTATGCCACCAAGTATAGATGGTCCCAATATTATTAATGGTGAAAGTTATAACCCTTTCTTTGGAGGAGGCGGAGATGGCCCGGCAAAATATCATAACGGTGAAGCTATGGGACACTCTATTGATATTGTTGGGGGTGGTGGTGGTAATAATGGTTTAATTAAAAGTTTTTATGCGGCAGATGATCCGGATAAATATTTTGGATCTAGTTCTATAGCATTAAAAGGTCCATTAATGTTACATTCTTGGGGCTATGATTTGGAGGGTAATCCTGTACCCGGAGATGGAACTAATTTTGAACCTAATTGGTTACAAAAACCTCATAAGTGGCCGGTAGCTCCTGTGGATCTTAGATTCGACAAACAAAGAGGCATGTGGGTGGCTCCTCAACCATTTAGAATTGTTGTTGGCAGATTAGTATCTGGGTTAGGAGCAGGTCAACAAGCTTATGCTCTTTTAGCAGACGATTATAGAAGAGTACAAGTTGTTGATAGATTAGGTAGATCTTGGGCGTATGGTACTACATGTTATCTTTACTATGATCCATATATTAATGCGTATATAGTATTAGAGGGTCATGAACCAGAGTGGGTCGATCCTCCTCCTCCTCCTCCTCCTCCTGATCCTTGTGAGGAAAGTAGTGTACCCTTAGATTAAAGAGAAAATATATGACACTATGTACACCAACACCAACACCAGGAATAACTGTTAGCGGCAGCGCAACTCCTGCTAAAACACCAACTAGAACATCTACTAAAACTCCTACGAAAACTCCTAATAGTTCGCCAACTAAAACTCCGTTACCAACATTAACCGCTACTAAAACTCATAGTAATAGTCAAAGTACTACAAGAACTCGTACAAAAAGTTCTAGTCCTGAAATATCTAAAACACCAGAGCCTACAATTACAAATAGTATAACTAAAACCAGAACTGATACCGGAACGCCTGTAAAAACTCCTAATAAAAGTAGTACTCCTTCTAATTATTCTACTCCAACACCCTCAGTCAGTCTAACACGCAGTAATACAAAAACACCCACACAATCTATAACATTTACGCCCACTAAAACAATAACTTCTACTCCTACACTAACTAGAACTAATACTCAAACAGAAACACCAACAAAAACAGCATCCCCAACATATACCGCTACTAGAACTAATAGCGCCACTCCTACTGCGACAAAAACTGGTAGTTGTACTATGACAACAACTAAAACGTCAAGTGGCACACGTACTGCTGGACCTACTTCTACTGCTACTAAAACTTCGTCTTCTACTATTACTAATACAAAAACTAATAGTAAGAGTTTGACAGTAACTAACACTAATACAGCTTCTACAACACCAACTAAGACCCTAACATCTACTCAGACGCCAACATTAAGTATGAGTTTAAGTCAGACGCAAACCCAAACAATTACTTCTACGCGCACCGGTACCGTTACTTCTTCCGTCACCCTATCTAACTATTCAACCCCTACATGTACGTCTACACAAACTCCTAGCATAAGTTTGACCACAACAGTAACGCCCTCTATAAGTCAAAGCTCTACACCGCCTAGAACACCAACTTTTACTAGGACTCAATCAAAAACATTATCATCTACAATAACATCAACTGTGAGTGTATCATTATCTAATACAGCTACTTATACACCTACAAATAGTAGATCGGCCACGCAAACAAACACTAGTACGCCTACTATAAGTAGTACAACCACAATAACTCCAACATATACCGTTACACCATCCATGACTTATACTCAAACCCATACCACAACAACCACCAAAACTAACAGTCCAACAACTACAGAAAGTGCTACTCCAACATATACCCCGACAAATAGTAGAACAGCCAGTATTAGTTTTACGCCTACAGATACTCCAACCAGAACACCAACTTTTACTAGAACCAGTTCAGAAACAGGAACCCCTACTCCCACCATGACTAGAACATCTTCTATGACGCCAACACCAACACACACAAATACAGTAACTCCATCAGCTACTATAGTGTGTGAAATAGAGACAATAACAGATCCTGTTGAAGCTACAATTACTATAGATAGAAATACAAGAATAGTTGCTGATAATGGACCAATTAATATAGATTTAATAAATTATACATCTTCTATATGTCCATTAAATGCATACCCAGCACCTGGAAGAACATTAATTCTAGATGGATCTAGTACAGAATATAATACTGTGTATCAGGTTTTCCCAGGATTCAGTCCTGTGAAGTTGAGAATACAAAAAGAAGGTACTGGTACATGGGTATTTACTGATAATGTTTCTAACTGGAAAAGTAGAGATCCATCTGGTAGTAAACATCTATTATTTAATGAAGGAACTATTATTTTAGCGGGTGATGCTACTGGTGGTAGCGCTACTGGTAGTATAATAGGTAAAGCAAATGATCCGCAGCTGCCTGTTTTTGGTAGTACTGATTTTAGCGAGCCTGTAGCACTATTACTTGCTCGAAGAGCAAGAGACAATAATGGAAATTTAATAGCAGAAGTATACAGAGAACCATCAACTTTTTCTAGAACCTTACTGATACCATCAGGAGCAACAAATTCTGATATTATTCTAGGAGGTAGTTCCTATGGCAATCAAACCGGGCTTTTTGGTACTTTTGATGCTAACAGCGCATTCAGAATTGGTAGTGATAAGCTAACATTTGCCTGTGATCCTAATGGATATGTTAGATTTCTAACGCCACCAGATAATTTTGATAAGCAAGACGGAAGTCCTGACCCAGAATTTACTCTTAATATTGGAACATCAACAATGACGGGAGATGTTTGGCTACAGACTCGCTTACCCGCATCTGTTGTTAATAGTTTACATGTGAGAACCGGTAAATTAATAACCTTTTTCGATTATGCTTTTGGTGCAACGTTGGGGAATCCTATAACACTTACGTCTCCACCCCCATTAACCATAGGTAGCGAATACTCTTCAGCAACAATGGACTTGAATATACCAGAAGATTCTTTCCAGTACGCTAATCCTAATATTAGTACCGTTCAAGGATTTAATAGTACCACACTTATAGGAAATGATAATCTTATCACAGGAGGAACATTTAGATTATTTAACAACGGAACAGACCCGACCGTAACTGTACAAGCTGGTACTCACACAATTTCATCAGACTTAATATTTGATACAACTCCAACATTTGACGTATCCGATGGTTGTCAAATAACTGTTGGTGGAACTATACAACCTACTAGCGCCGGGTTAATAAAAAACGGCTTAGGAACTCTTATACTACAAGAAGCTGTCGGATACAGCGGCACTACGAATATTATAGATGGATCTTTAACAGTAAACTCTATAATAAGCGGACCATCTATAATCGATTCAGTAGTCTTTACTTCTGGCAACTTAACTATTAACTTTAATAGCGAGCCGTCAGTTGATGATACCTTCCAAATTCTTCTTGGCTCAACAACCCAAACCTATGCAACAGAAAACATAGTTCTTGTTGGAGTAACAGGAACATATATTCCGTCATATGACGAATCCATATCTACTTTAACTATTAATGAATAGTTATTGTTTATATATAATAAACTTATCTGTAGATAATATATCTAATCCTGTATTTTCTAACATCCACAAGCCATCTTTATAAGAATTAATTAATGGCTTACCATTTATATTAAAAGACGTATTTAGCAATACTCCTATACCAGATAGTTTTTCAAATTCTGTAAGTAAATCATATATAAAAGAATTTTGATCTTTTGTAACCGTTTGTAATCTTGCTGTTCCATCAACGTGGGTGATAGACACTAATTGTTCCTTATATTCTTCTCTTACATTAGCATAATAACTCATAAATCTACTTTCACCATCAAATTCAAAATATTTATTAGCATCTTCTAACCTAACTACAGGAGCGAATGGCCTGAACCATTCTCTTCTTTTAACTTTTTGATTAAGAATATCTTTCATATTTGGTATAGCAGGATTACACAGAATACTTCTATTACCAAGTGCTCGTGGCCCATGCTCACAGTTACCCTGTATTAATCCTACTATATTTCCATTATTTAAAATTTCAGCCATTTTTTCATGACTATATACTTCTGACCATTTATTTTCTATTAATTCATATAGAGAATAAGGATCAAGTATCGGTAAGCCACCATATGTTACATCAACTTGATATCTTGGTTTTTCATAGTCTAATAACATACCCAACGCCAGCCCCGAATCATTTGAGTTTGGAGCTACAAATAGCGGTCTTTGAAAGATATCTTTCACCCTGGTATTACAAACAACATTTAAAGCACAACCACCAGTTAAGCATATGGGTAGATGTTTGTATTCATCCGACTCTAGTATTGGTGTAATAATTTCTAAAAATATCTCTTCAAATACTTGTTGAGATGTTGCTGCTATATCTAAAGCTATATCTCCAACTAGTCTATTGTCTATATTAAATACTACTCCAATTTTTGATCCTATAAAATTATTAAGTTTCTCTATATAGTTTAATCCATCTGGTTTGCTTAAATAATAGTTTTTGAAGTATTTTTTCCAACCTTTTCTTACTTTTCCATATCCACATAATCCCATTAGTTTACCAGAATATACTAAATTACCTATAGATAATTCAGATTCAAATTTAATCTCATTAATAAAATGACCAAAAGACATATAAGCAAAACCCAAATCTATATTGACATTTTTTATGTTAGTTACACTATTTTCTCTATTGCCATAAAAGATATTGAAAAACCCGTCGCTACCGCCACCATCATAACTAATAATAATAGCTTCATTGAATGGGGACTGATAAAAAGTTCCAGCAGCATGAGCCCTATGGTGTAAACAAAAATGTTTATTTTTAGCCGATATTAAATCCTCAAATTTTACATGGTCATTTCCATAAATAACATCAGTATTAGAATATATTAAATTATCAAACATTAAATTTTTATTAAATTCTTTGTTTATATAATCTAATAATTTTTCTAATATATAAAAAGAATTACGACACAATAAGTATTGGGTTAGTCCGCAATTTTTTTTACTAATAAATCTTTCTATTTCTATAACTCTGTATGTATTATGATCTCTAAATGCAATACCACCATTATGTGAACCGTATATAGCTATATTATTTTCTTGATGATACATTATATATCCCCAGTGATAGGTTCGGCCCAGCCTTTAGAAATACTATGTGGCCAAACTAACCAGCTACTAGGTCTGACTTTGGTTTCGAAACTTCTCCATATTTTACAATATCCATCTGGATCGTTTCTCATATGTTCTATTTCTTGTGGATCAACATCTTGTCTATACATATCTTGTCCATTTTCATCTTTAAAAGCAACAGCCCAAAAGTCATAATCATTTTCTGGCACTTGATGGTATCCTATATCTATACAGTGTTTAAATATATATATTAATTGTTTTTCAAATTCTTCATCAGAAATATTCATATTTTCTAGTTTGGGAGGTTTATGATCCAACACATCTTGCGTAACTCCCCTTTTACTAAATTGCATACCAGCATATTTTTCATAATCTTTTAGGGTTCTTTTGGTACCAAAATCATAAATACCAAAATCAATATCTTTAATATGATTATCCATTTGAAATAGTTTTCTATTTCTTAAATGACAATTATTATTTCTGACTCCCCAATCATTAATATCATCCCATTGTTTGCTACGACCTCTTCTAGTATATTCGTGCCAACAAATAACCTTATTAGGATAGAACAAATCATAACCATGCGTAAAAGCTCGCACAGCTATATTAATCTCTTCACCATGGAAATAGTAGTATGGATCGTGTTTTACTTCTTTACAGAATTGACCGATTGTAAATGCAAAATGAGCACTATAAAATCTAGCTAATAATGGCTTATCCAAACTCTCTATTTCTGTATTAAAATTAGTTGGTAAAAAAAATACCGCTCCTTCTGGAATATATCTATCAAAAGTCATTTTCCATGGTTCTTGTACTCTTTCAGCAGGATCCTTATCAGGATTAAAGCTAGGGATGTATGCAGTAATTAATGGTTTAGTATATCCATCAGACTGTAACCCAGTAAGCATTTCAACTAAGATCTCATCCCATCCCTCTACAAATCTATGATGACTATCTAGTTGTAGAGTATATGTCTCATTAGCATATAAGCTTTGCACAAGATTACGAGCCCAACATACCCCTTGACTATCTCTATAATCTATATCTAATATTTTAAACCTATTATCATTTATATATTCACTTAAATTATCCCAACTATCATCAGGATGATGCTGCCAACCAATTCCAAATCTTAAATTCTCTGGATATTTAGCTTTATCTAAACAATCTTTTATAGTTGGCAACAACTGAGGATCTCTATAAGAAGCTATTTGTATAAATATGGTATCCACTAGTTTTCTTTCCTTTCCTCTGCTTTATAAAAATGTATTCTATTATGCGTTATAGGACTAGCTAACAATATTGCTGGTTTAATTTTATTTTCTATGGTTAATGTATACATATGACTCATCCATGTTTGTTCAAATGGACTAGCCCATGTAGTATCTAAAAAACATTTTTGATTACCTTCCTGATCTATAATATGTGGCCAGTTACTATAGTAAATTTCTCCTTCGGCATATGGTATGCTATTTATGCTTTTAATCTTAGTAAAACTAGTTATAGGACGTTTATTAATTTTTCCAAAGTATTTTACTCTATTTTCTTCTGGTACATTATGCCAACTCCATTGTTCTCCATTATGGCCATAAAATTCACTAAAACTAAATTTTAAAAAATCATAGCTTTCATTTTTCATAATTTTAACTACAGTAGAAAGCAGGTTTGGTACCCTTTTAGTAAAACCAAAAGAACAATATCCCTCAAAATCTAATAACATATCATCTTCAAAAAAAAGCATATATTCAGCACCAGCATCATTAAAGTGTTCAGCAGCCCATTGTCTGGCCCCACAAACACCCATATTACCCTTTTGAATATGATCTATGAAATTATATTTCTTTACAATAGCATTGTATTGATCTATACTAGAGTTTGTAGAATTATTAACTAATATTAGACCAGTTTTTTTTATAAAGTCTTTATCAAACCTATCAAAACTATCTAATACCATTTGTAACTGCTCTGGAGAATTAAAAGTATTGATATATAAAAGAATATCATTATTTTTAGATTTTTTTCTTATAGCTTTAGGATTCACTTTATCTAGTGTTGTATTATTATTTTTTAAATTTTCAAAAAAAGTAGATATTAATCCATCGGCATTAATTGTTTCATATTTATATATATCTGGATCTAAATAAGTCATAATGGTAAAAATACTTTCCTCAGTACCCATTAAATTATTAGATAATGTATCATTTAATAAATGATAATAAGTATCATTTGCTTTAGATATATGATCAATATGGCCACCAAAAAAACCGCCGCGAGCTACTCTATTTACTTTTTCTCCGCATATTCTATTCATTTCTTCTATCTTAAAACCATGAACTTCTGTGGTACTTTCATAAGGAAAACATAAAAATAATATTTTATCAGTTAAATCTTGAATTTTTCCTAATACTTTATCATGGCTGAAATATCCAGGATGAACAGTATTTGTTATTCCTCCATCGATCCAAAACATATATTCAGTATTAAATGGATTAAAACACTTAGCATTATGCAGCATAAACATTTTGCTCATAACCATAGGATTGTACCATTCCATTTTTGCCTGGGCACTATCTGATAACCATCCTACTTGAGAGTACCACTCTGGATTATTTCTAATGTTTTGAATTTTATCAAAAAATGGAAAAAAATTACTATTAAATTGTTCTTTACTATAGTGGTATACTACAGTATTATTTTTTGATCTGTGTTTCCATACTACATCTTCATGTTTTGAATCTATAAATACTATTATTGGTATATCATTTAAACTTTGTAATAATTCTTCAAATTTAGATAAGTAATGGCTAAAATCTCTCTTCCATCCTTCGCTTAAATCATTTCTATTAAGATCCCAAATACCTGTTACTAAAGTAACATTAGACTGTTGTGCTGTTTGCTTTTTTAGCATTATTTATAGCTCTTTTAATAATTATCAATGTTATAGATTTGATAAATGGAATTTTTCTATTTTTTGCTTCTTCCTGTAGCCATTCACATATGGTTTCAATATTTTTTTCGCACCAATCAACACCCATTTGATCCATTAATAGTGCTCTTTTATTACATGAACAGGTGGGACTAGATGTTATGCCTATATGAGACAATATTTTTTTTAATTCTGTTCCTACCCTACCGCTTTTATGATACATAGGATATTTTGAATGATCGGTATCTATTGTCCATAACTCATTCTGTTTTGAAACTACACAATCTATTACTTCTTCTAGAGACCATCCTCTTTCATTGCATCTTTTTTCTAGTTGTGAATAGTGGACTGTAATAATCATGGTAATTCTTCACAACTCCCACCCGCCGCTGGAGTACCATCCTGACAACAAAGACAACTATCGCCCAAATAAGTATCCTCAGTATAACATGGTCCTAGCCATGGTTGTACAACATCGCTACAACAAACTCTACCCGCTAAGTCTGCTTTTCTAGTCCAACACCCACATTTGGCTTGTGCTAATTCATTGAAAATTTCTATTACAAACTCATTATTCATTCTGTCTAAATCTTCATCACTAGGTCCGCAACTTATACATCCTGATTTACTAAGATTGGCATCGCAGAAGGACGCATTGACTCCCCTTCTCCACGCTGAAGTTTCTACACCGCCGTTATAAGATGGATCAGAGTCTATACTTCCATTAACGAAGTGTCTTTCTCCGTTTTCAAACAAAAAACCATGATCCCAAGCATAGTCAGTAAATTTGCAATATCCAAAACCACCATAACATATGGTAAACTGAAAACTACCCCCTGCTGCTCTAGGATCATCTTCTGGTACAATTACTCCATTAGCATCGTAAAATCTGGTACAGAACCACTCCTTATCATCTTCAGGAGACATTCCCGCCCATGGTTTTTTTCTTCCTAGAGTTTCGTCCATTACGGTATATGAAGAACTTGATGTGCAATAACAGCACAGGCCGCTCTGACTACAACAACAATCAATTCCACCCGCTATTTTACTATCAACAGAAAGAATTTTACCATTATAAAAATAAATAGGCATTACTTATCTTTACTCCATTTATGCCATCCTTTATTTGGTAAATAATTACCCTCATCATCTTTTCTTTTTGGAAATAGAGTGCCGCCCTTTTTATGCTGCCCAAAGGCTAGCAGTGCTCCACAATCAGAACATCTCAATTCGTAATAATCATTTCCTTCTACGCTTCTTACCACAAACCTAAGATTAGTGCTACCACATAATCCGCATTTTTCTTCGGCAAAAATTTCTTGAATAAGAGCCAATTCTTTAAAAATCTCCTTTTGTCCTGATCCTTCTAATTCAAATTCTAGCTTATCTCCAACTTTATATTTTACTTTCATAATTCACCTATTTCCAGTTAGTATCATACCCTTTTACAGATTGTGGTATGTTATGACTTTGTTGATATTCTGATAATGCTGTTATGGTTTTAGCAGCATCATCATATGATATATCATAAACATTTTTACTAACTATAGCAAGAGACTCTAATAGTTTCAGAGGATTTATATCTAGTCTTTTACTAAGAACATCTATAAAATTAATTTGATTATTAGTAATCTTATTAATAGAATCATGATCAGGATGATCTTCAATTTCTTTGGCCAATTCTTCAGCAGCAACAACCTTGCGTAGTTTTAATGCTCTTCTTAAAGCACGACCCTCTGCTCTAGTTTCTGCTACAGCAACAGGATGATTACGATAGATTTTGTCACAATTGCCCCAATAAACGTCTGCTGAGCCACTGGTGGCACGAGTTTTAAATTCTGTATCAAGACTACTATCATTTAAAATATAGACCAGAGTATGAACAACCGTGGCTCTTTTTTCATTATCGATAGACGGACTTTGAACAACATCACTTCTACTCTCTAGCAGAGTACAATTCAAAGCCTTTTCAAAAATACGCCTTAAACCATCCGTAGTTGGATTACCACTTATTTTTTCATCTTCACTCAATAAATCTAAAACATAATCAGTCCATTCCAGATCATTGGGTGATACAGTCTTAATCTCTTCTTGATTTTCTGTTTCTGTTTTTTTGGGCCTTGCCATCAATTGTCTCCTATAGTAATAGTCCTGTTATCAGGTTCTGGATATTTTTTAATAATTTTATCTAGAACATCAACTAGTTCGTTGTAAATCTTATTAGCTCGTGATGGTGAAAAGTCTTTAAGTTGTTTTATCCTAATTAATACTAAACCTTTACCAATAATTAATCCTGTTTTTTTATTATCATATGTTTTATTTCTATTTAATGTTTGTTGACCCCACACCGGCTCAAAGTGCGACAATCCATCAACTTCTATAGCCACATTTAGTGTAGGTAGAAAAAGGTCTATCTGCAACTTGGTATTTGATAAAATTTGTTCTTTATGAAAATCAACCTTATACCCATCTTTTAATAGGTTATCTAGCAAGAATAGTTCCAGCTTTGATCCTTTTTTACTAGCTTCTCTTACAGCGCTGTTTGCTTGTTGTAATATATATTCTTTAGAATCTTCTGATAAATTATTCCAGTTTTGCCTAGCCTTTTCTTTCCTTGCTTCTATAGTTTTTTTATCTAATTTTTCCCAAGATCGCATAACCCCATTACCAATTTGCTGTTTTACTTTATCAGATCTAGCCTTACCTTTTGTTGGATGCTTTGATCTTCCAGCTTTAAGTGCATTAGTTTGTGCTTCACTCTTATTTTTTATATTTATATTAAACTTGATAGCATCTCTTCTAACCTTGTTTGCATAAGTATTGTATGAGTCAGCAATATCTTTAAAACTTTTATTATGAACCTCATATTCTTTTTGAAGTAATTCTTTTTTTTGTTGGTCAGAGAGATTGTTGTAGTTCATTATAATTAACCATTCTATATTTTTGTTCGGTGGATTCATCATATATAATTAGATTATATTTATGGTTCAGACTCGACTGATCAAAACTTTGCATATCATGAATATATAGCCAATTATTTTTATTATACTGATAATTATCAGTATCAAAAACTACTATAGTACCATTAAAAAATTTAGCATAAAAGGTTGGAAATAAACCATATTCTGTATTTGTTGGAAACATGATGTCCGTGAATATTACAAAATCATCATATTTATTTTGAGTAAACAAATATTTCTTTAAATTTTCTATAATACTGTCTGCTGGCATTTGCATAGAATCGTAGTAAAACGCTAGTTTATTATTCATATTTTTGCTCTTTTTTTATGGTCTATAAAGAATGGTTTTATATTTAAATTATGAGTTTCTATTAATTTGTTTATTATCTCAAAAATAAAAGAATTAAAATTATTTTCATCAATTACCATATTATAGAAATATTTAATATGTTCGTTTTGAATATAGTATATATTATATATATAGTTATCCAGCTCATAGTCTATATTACTCAATATATTATTGGATATATTACATCCGAGTCTGTAACTATTATTAAAACTTAAAAACGCTTGAGAACCATGCGACTTATCGAACTTACTAAAAGTATTTTTCCCTATAGCTATATGTCCGAATATTATTAAGCAATCTGTATTTAAAAAGTCTTTGGCAGCACATAGGCTGGAGACATTATTATAAGATTCATAATTTTTATTATAAACTATATTTAAGTTAGTATATTTATCGTAATTTTCTTTGGTATAATTCTCAAATTTCTTAGCATCAAAACCATATACATATATAATCTTATCTTTAGAAAAGATGGAGCGAAGTAAATTATACTGGTAATCAAACAAAGGCTTTCTATGATAATCTAATAAAGCTGTACAACCTTTAGATTTCATTCTTTTTTGAAATTTATCTCCAAGTATAATAATATTCATATTATTTGATAATAATCCTTATCATTTAAAACATCGTGCCCGTGATAATTAGCATATCTATATACTGATCCAGCATATATAATAATATTATGATCTTTATCGCATAAAATATTAAAAGTGGACAGATCGTCATAAACAATACTATTAGCTTTATCTATAATATTAAACATATCCTTTTGATACTCAGTAATACCGCAAATAAATCTATAAGAAGAATTCCTCATAGTAGCTTCATGTAAAATATCTCCCCACAAAGCGTCTTGATCTAGCATAGTTTGTATTCTCCACGGAATATTAAGACTATCTAAATGGCTTTTTAGATAAGCAAATGGAAAACTTTTATTATCATTGGTATGTCTTATAATAATGATTTTAGCTGGCTTAAAGTTCGCAGAAGATATAAGAGTAACTAATTTTTCAAAACTTGATACAGATATGGTTTTTAGATTTATAACAGCTAAATAGTTAATAGTATTAGTTTTTTTAATATTGTCAATTTTTTCTGACAGTGTTATATTAGCGTCCTTAAACCACGAGTCCTCTCTATATCCTGGGCATTTTTTATCAGCAATGACATAAAACTCTTTATCGTTATCATAAGCCTCTAAAACAGAAACATTCTTATCTCTATATTTAGAGATATAGTCTAAATGACAACCTGTTTGTGTTATATTGTCATAGATAGCAAAAACGCATTTTTTACAAGGTGTGTGTATTGCAGGTATATTAGTCATACAGTTCTGCCTGATTAATAAGTTTATGATCGGCTCTTATATTATTGGCATATAAAATATTGTTTAAGTAATTTTCTAGAACCTTAACTACTTGATCTCTACTCATAGATCTAATAGAACCTCCGCCAGCCACTATACCCATGCTTAAATCCCTGATCAAGCATTGTACTGCTGCACTATTTAATAGATATGGGGCATTTAAAACTTCTGTGCAAACATATTCTACAAATTCTTTATGTGTCAAATTATTAGGAACTTTAACATTATTATGATTAGTTACTATAGGTGGTGAATGCCAGTCTGTTTTATCTTTAATATCAATAGAATCAAAACAAGCTTCCCAAACCTTATATACATTATCCCAAGTATATTTAGAGATACATTTATTTCTAATCTCTATACTGTCTTGTTGTTTGTATTCTTGTGATGTTTTTATTAAGTATTGATACAATATGTTGGCGGTAGCTTCTATATCGGGGTATGCTCTATCAGCATTGGTTTCTGTTTCTCTAAACATTCTTTGTACTGGTATTGGTATACCATTTAAGTTTTCAACAATTTCTGTCATAGCACTATAGTCTACTGAGGCTATTTTTATTCCACAAGATGCTGCTTCTATTTGTGGCATACCAAATCCTTCGCATATGGCATATTGTACAAATATGTCAAAAAGATTATATATTTCATTCAATTGAGAAGTATTAACACCATGCATTGGACTAGCTACAACGGAGGAGTAGTGGTTGCATTTTATGCATCGTTTCAGACCACCCTGAAATTTAGAAGGTAGGAAGCTATGGCAGTTTCTGCACACATAAGTAAAATATACCTTATCGGCAATGCCGTACTCCAGCAATAAAGAAGGAATATCCCACCCGTGTTCTTCAGGATATGATGTATGCAGATATAGGTATGTGTTTTCGTATTCTGTTTCTAGTTTATTAGCCTTGAGCATTTCTAAATACTTCTTAAAAGATAGCATCAAATCTGCTAATAATTTTCGTTTTTGATTTCTCATTACGGCACCAATCACAGTAATATCTTTACCAAAGTACTGTATCTTATGGTTTATTTTATTGTCTATAGGGAAAAATTCTTCAGTATTTATACCAGCATAAGCACACTGATCAAAAAGATTAATTTGAGAGCCACACTCATTTGTTAGAGTGTTTTTGGCCCATTGAGTATACGGCACAACAATATCTGCATTTGTAAAAGTGTATCTCCATTCTAATTTCTGAGGAGCAGAGTCAACCGTTGGCATAATTACCCAATGAAAAAATGGCCTAAATGGACTAGTTTCTTGATAAGAAAACATCCAATAGTCTCTTATGTCAAAAACTATATGAGGCTTAAAGTCTGCTAATACTTTATTGAATTTCCATAGTCCGAACTGATTAACGTTGTTTGCGGCATATTGAGAATATTTTGGATTATCTTGACTAACAGCATTAGGATAAAATTTCCAAGGTATGTTAGCTTTGGTTATAGTATCTTTAGTAGCATAGCACCCTAATTCAGCTATTTCGTACTTGTTACTGTTGTGTAATCTTGTTAGTAGTTCTTTGCCATAAATACCATAGCCGGTATTTAAAACACTGGCGTCATTAGCTATAAAAATTCTTTTTTTGGTCATAAAATAAAAATACTTTTAATGAAATAATATGGTGTCCATAACAGAGCCCTGGCGCTATTAACACCAGGGGCTTCTGCTACGGTTTCTTTTGAATAAAAATCAGAATGCTACTGTGGTTTCAGTAGACTTTTCACCAGAACGAGTTTTGATAATCTTACCAAAATTATTTACTCGAACTTTAAGAGTACTATGCTTAACACCATCCTTTTCCCAGCTGTCATTACGTAGTGAACCTTCTACCATCACAAGATCACCCTTCTTTAAGGACGATGCGATAGTTTCAGCACCACTGTCCCACGCCTCACACTGAATAAAAGAGGTTACCTTATCCTGAGTACCATTAGCTTTCTTAAATTCTCTGGATACGGCTACTGTAAAATTAACTACCGACGTTTGCTTGTCTCCAGTATTAACAACTCTAAGTTCTGGATCACGAGCAAGATTACCTCTTAACATCACAATATTCATTAATCATCTCCTTTAAAAGTAAAATTCTGAACCAACTGCTTTAAAATAGGCGGGCGGCAACATAAGTCAAGTTTTGGCTACATAAGCCTTGTCTACTATAAGACCATCACCAGTTTTGGTTTTTGTGCCCTTTACAATAATAATATTATTCGCAAATAATAAATTTTTGTATTCTTTATATTTTTCAGGAAAAAAGATTATTGAGTCTATAGAACCTGTTGTGTCTGTCATAGTAACAAAAGCCATCTCTTGGCCGGGATTTTTGCCTGTTTTTGTTTTAGTAATATTGATAAAATCAATCTCACCACCCAGAATAAGATTATCTTTAAGAACAGTATTCTTAAGCTCTTTACACGTTATATTAGTCATACTAATATCATACATATCTAGCTTAGAACAAGTTATAGAACATCCCAATAAAGTATCCTCACAATCCGCTATCCATTCTGGACTATCTTCCAAACTATATGGAGGATTATTTAAAGTATTAATACTATCTAGTATAATTTGCTTTCTATTTTTATTAACTCGTGGCATATTCAATATGTGCATTAGTCCAGAACCCAAGTCTTTAAAATCATTTAAACCATTTATAAGATGCTCTTTTTCTTTTTTAGTTAGTCCACTGATTAGCCCATATTCGAACATCATACTATTCCTAGACTTATTAATAAAGCTGATAGACCCGCTTTGTATCAGTCCTTTAGCTGCTGTAGAATTAATTTTGTCTAAAACTAAAAATAGTACTTGTAACCAATTTAAATCACTTAAATTTATATTTGCACAAATATCTTTTAATTTATCAAATACAGAATCACCAACACCCTTTATATCTGTTAAACCAAAGTATATTTTATTATTTTTTAGTATGAAAAGTTTATTAAGATTTCTCAAATCAGGAGTATGAATAGTAATATCCATCTCATTAGCATTTTGTACTAATGCTTTAATTTCTTCTTGAGGATCTATTTTATCTTTTGCGAACCTTAAATATGATGCAAAAAATATCTTAGGGAAATGAGCTTTTGTATAAGCCGATAAATAAGCATTAATAGCATAACTTACAGAATGAGACTTATTAAAACTATATCTTTGGCTTTTCTCAATCCATCCGAATATTTGTTCGGCATCTTGTTCAGATATAATATCTAATTGTTTTGCTCCCTCTAAAAATCTTTGTTTAACCTTAGCCATTTCTTCTGGCTTTTTCTTACCTATAGCTTTTCTTAACATATCTGCTTCTTGTAGATTAAAACCAGCAATACGTTTGGCTATTTCCATTGCCTGCTCTTGATATATCATTTCTCCATAAGTATTTTTAAGTATAGGCTCTAGTGAAGGATGGAAGTAGTCCACGGATTCTAATCCGTTTTTTTTATCAATATAATGATTGGTAACACTTTTACCGTCTCTCATAGCTTCCAAACAGTTATGAACAATAACGTCACCAGCTATAAAATTATGGTGGGGAGTTTTCATAGAAATATCATAAACATCTTTAATCCCTACCGAAACTTTATCTACTATAGTTGCCCATTTACCGTCTATTGTTTTTGGTAGTTTGTGTTTTTTTTGTAGAGCCCTTACCTGTTTAATATTTAATGAACCTTCCGTAAATTGCCTATGATGGTTTGGACACAAAAAACATAAATTATTAGGTTTATTATTGTGATGTCTATTCTCAATAATATGGTTAACATCTAGTGAACCAGCTTTCCAATCACAGAATATGCATTTATATTCGTATGTATGATAGCATTTTGTTCTAAAAGACCTTTTTCCAAGTTTTGATTTTCTTGTGTGTTTTCTTTTATTAACCAAAACCCTTTCACCAGGCTGTATATGTCTTAATTCCTTCCAGCCAGTAGAAGTCAACAGTTGATGGTCATCGGTACATTCTAAACGATATTGTTTTCTTCCGTTTGAAGCGTACATATTCGAGTGCGTATTAAAAATAACCTTGAAACACTCCTTTTGCCCATTATAAATAACACTATTAACTTTATTGTTTATAATAGTGCCAGTTTTTTCATTATACGATAAAATAGTTGTAAAACTGTTTTGTTTTTTATATAAATCTCTTATTTTTATAAGTTTCTGTCTTATTCTACCATCTTTATGGGTGTATCTAGATATAGATATTTTTGTATCTCCACTTATACATCCAGGTCTTAATACTGCAATTAAAGCAGATAATTGTTCTATATTTTCTGGCTTAAGTTTTTTAGCAATAGATTTTCCCAGCCTAGATTCTAGCTGAAAAACACCCTTAGTATTACCGTCTGAAATTAATGACCACGTTCTATAACAATCAAGATTAATATTTTCAATTTTAGGATTAAATTCTATTTTTGTTAGATCTTCAGCATTATCTGCCTTAAATCCACAACCGCAAGAATACTGATACTGTTTCATACTATTTGACAAATGATCCTTTAAACTGAATCTTATTACTTAAATTACGATGCAGTTTCATGAATCTGATAATAATTTCTGCTGTATCCTTAACATCTTTAATAGCGTCATGTGCGCCATCTTTAGAGATACCAAAATAGTCTCTTACAGAATCTAGGGTGTAGCTTTTTAAGTCTCCATTGCTCTCAAACCAATAGAATATTAAATTCATACCATCTATCACATCTCTTGGATAAAATAGATTGGTTCTTTGTTCTTTGTTTAGATTACCATATTTTTTACTTAGTCTGTCTATAATATGTAAATCAAAACGATTAATATTATAACCAGCAGCTATTGGAGCACTAAATTGACTCTTTTTTGAGGATCTACTATGATATTTATCTAAATAATTCGTAAATAATGTCCAAGAATGTTCTTGTTTTGGATACTTTTTCCATTCTGATAAGACATTATCTTTGGACGTTCCTTTAACTTTTGCATGAAAGTCTAAGATATCTGTTTGATATTCAAAGTTTTCATTTTGATCCAAACATTCTGGCTTAAAATTAATATTAAACTCAGAATCTTTTATAATTTCTAATTGTATAGGATCTATCATTACAGCAGCAATTTGAACCGGACTACAGAATGATGGATCAGATCCGTCTGTCTCAAAATCAAATACGCAAATTTTATTATAATTAATCATTAACTTCTACTTCCACTAGTGGCTGAACAAATGTTTTGTTGTTAGGATTATTTTTTTCTTGAGCGTTAATAGATTTGCAACAACTAATCTTAACAGGATTAATTTTGGTATATTCTATGCCATTCATAGTAAATGAAGCATCAACATTTAAATCTTTAAATTGTTTATTCATAATTTTACTCCTTCAAGTAGTAAATCTTTTATAGACATAATCTTATCTAACATAGCTACGCCGAGAATATCTAGTTTAATAATACCTAGAGCCTCCAAATCTTGCATCTCCATCCCCGCTATTAATTGATCATTTTTACTGTCATAAACCATAGGACAAATTTCGCTTAGTGGTTCTGCACTGATGGCTATTCCAGCAGCGTGTTTGGACTGATTAGATTTTGTGCCTTCTAGTCTTATAGCCTGTTCAAAGCGTTTTGACAAAGGCCCCTGTAATTCATCATGATCGTCAATATAACACCATTCCTTGAGCTTATCTATATTATTTTCTAATGACCACCTAATAATTGATGCTTCGCCCGTTTCTTCTTTCATGTCCTGAAGCTCATCAGCAATTTTAGATTCATCGGGAATATTTTTAGTAATTTTATTCATCTCGTCAAAAGATACGTTACCATAAACTCTTAGTACATCTTTTAGCGCACCTCTACCTTTGATAGTGTTAAAAGTTACCATCTGAGAAACTTTATTATGTCCATATTTGTTTTTAATATATTCAATAACTATTTCCCTTTTATTAATAGGAACGTCAACATCAATATCTGGCATGGATATATGGTCTTTAGAATTTCTACCAGCATTATAGAATCTTTCAAATAATAGATCATACTTAATAGGATCAATACTAGTAATGCCTATCAAATATGATACTAGACAACCAGCCGCACTATTATGAACCCCTATTCCTTCGATATTGTATGTTTTTGAATTTTCGACAGATAAATCATGAACATATCCTTTATATTGAATAATTTTCTTATTTTTGATTCTCACGATGTATCCTTCTTGCCTTTTTATAAAATAATTTAGTTTGTTCATCAATATCGTAATATACACAATAATTTTTTGCCTGTTTTTTTGCTTCTTGTATTTTACATATATTCCTTTCGTAATTTTTTTGATACCATATTCCTTTACCTTTTATTTCTACTATAGTTTTTGTGTTAATTATGAAGTCTGGATAATATTGTCTAATATTTTTATTTTCATCTAAATATTCTATTGGATCAAGATCGTATCTTTTGATAGGTATATTATTTGATTCGCACCACAATATAAAAGATAATTCTAATGCGCTATGATATGGTATATTATTGTATGTTCCTCTTAAACCACCAGAACCTATTCCTTTAATAAAATTATCTGGATCATATTGTAGATTTTGTAGGGCGGTATTTTTAAACTGTTCATCGTTATTCCATCTTTTTTTAAGATATTCAGACGCTTTGGCTTTGCGTTCTTTTGACCAAGAATTTGAAACTCCTATTTTATTTTTTTGTATTTGTTCTGGTTTATTTTGAGCAATAATTTGTGCTTGTCTATTTTTTTCTAACCACACAGGATTATCCACGGTTTTTAATCGTAAAAAACATTTTTGACATAACATCCATTGATCTTTAGATAAATCTTTTCTATTTTGTACAAACTTTTTTAAACTAGAATATTTAAAATTATTTTTACATTTTTGACATTTTGCTTTAAAACAAATATTTGATACGCCCTTGGTTGAGTAGTCATTATCGATCAAGTATTGTTGTGTAATGTATTTCATCTTTATTCCCCTAATCTAGATTACACCAAAAAAGTCTTGGTCGAGGTTCTTTTTATTTAACCTCAACTAAATCATCTAATTCTGTGAGATATTGTGCTTCTATCCATCCTCTATTCTTGGTTAAGAATTTATGGTCTTTGGTACATCTTATAATCTTACCGTTCTCTAACTCTAATTCTAGTATTTCTTCTTCAACCTTATATTGAAAGGTATTAGTTATTTTTTGCTTATTCCCATAAGCATCTATAACTTCATCACCAATATTCATATTAATAATAGGTATTAATTCACCGCTAGGAGTTAAAATTCTAGAGTCTGGTAAGAAACACCCTCTGCCCGGTCCAGGAAGCCATCCGTTGTCTCTCACAAAATTTACAATATCTTGTACTATTAAAAAGTAGCTGCTTAATCCAGCACCCTGTAAAACTTCTAGTTCGTATTTAATTCTATCTACGTATTTTTGATGATCTTCTTTAGGAATATTATTAGCTATTTTTTCTTTCCACCCCTTACGACACAATTCCCTCAAATACTCTGCTTCATCAAATCCTACAGGACATTTAAATGGTGGTAAGATTGGTTTACTAAGAATATCATAGTCTTCTATCAAGCTCGCAACATATTGAGTATTTTCAATCTCTGTGTCGGTATGATATTGTTTCATCTCTTCTTGAGAAGGAATGTGGTAGTTATCAGACGAAAAGAAACAACCTAAAGGAACATCTTCATTATTTCCTATTTTTCTACTAATATCTTGCATAGTTAATTTTAAATTATTACACAATAATATTCTTTGATCAACAGCATCTTCTTTTTTGCAATAGTGGGCATCCGGCGTACATATTACTTTAATATTAGTAAGTTTAGCTAGGTGTCTTATAGCTTCTGTTAATTTAACTTGTACTGGTAAGTTATCTTTATCAATTAACTGCGCCTCTAAAAAAACCTTACTATCAAATATTTGCTTTAGATATTCTATATGCTGTTTTCCTAGTTCTATCCAGTTTGGCTTTAGTTCATAATCTTCCAAAATAATATCTGCCAGCGTAGATCCTAGATGCCCAGTGATGGCTATTAAATGCCCAGTATTAAGCTGTTTAATAGTTTCCAGATCTAGTCTTGGTTTGTGATAATAGTGTTCTGGTTTATTAGATTCTGATACTATCTTTATTAAGTTTTTCCATCCCTTATAGTTTTG